CAGATAAAATTTCTGAGTATTTCTCTAGGGTGGCTTCTCTGCATTCTAAGTGGGAGTTTAGGAAGCTCCGTGCTGAGGTTACAGTTGCACAGGCTGTTATCGTAAGGGATTTGAAAGATAAGCTCCGAGAGGAGGGCTTAAGGCTCTCTATTGATGAGTATCGTCCTACACGTAAGGAAGGTACTAAAGAAGAACGTATTGCAGCAGCCTTGGAGCACAGATATGACAATCAATCTATCTGGCATTACAAGGGAGGATATATTGATGTCTTGGAAGAAGAGCTTGTCTTAGCCCGTCCTGCCCATGATGACATCAAGGATGCTTTGGCATCTGCTGTAGAAATTGCTATTAAGCCTAAACGCTCAAGAGAGATTGAGCCTAATAACGTAATCAGGTTTGCTCCCCGTTTTGGTGGCGTAGCATTCCGTTAAAAGGAAACACATGGCCCGTAAGCCTCTAGAAACAATTGCCTCTTTTGGGCGAGATAATGAAGCTAAATTCATTGCCCTTACATGGTTTAATTATAATTCCCAACGTCAGACTAAGCTAGACTTGTGGAAGGAGCTGCGTAATTACATTTTCGCAACTGATACAACTACTACTACTAATGGCTCGCTTCCTTGGAAGAACAGCACTACGCTTCCTAAGCTTTGCCAGATTCGAGACAATCTCCATTCCAATTATATCTCAGCCCTGTTCCCTAATGATGACTGGCTGAAGTGGGAAGGCTACACTAAAGGGGATGCCACTAAGGCTAAGGTGGAAGCTATTGAGGCGTACATGGGTAATAAGACTCGTGAAGGCTTCTTCCGTACTGAGATGAGCAAGCTGCTGTATGACTACATCGATTATGGCAATTGCTTCGCTACAGTGAGTTATGAGAACTCTTTCATCCTGGATGCAGCAGGAGGTAAGGTGATTGATTATATCGGCCCTAAAGCCGTTAGAATCAGTCCTCTGGACATTGTATTCAATCCCCTGTGTTCCTTTAAGGACAGCTTCAAGATTGTACGCTCTCTCAAGACAATTGGCGAGCTACGAGCTATGGCTCAGGAACAACCTGACAATGCCTATCTCCAGAAAGCTATCACGCAGCGTGACAAGCTTATGGCTCACATGAATAGCTACGGTGTAGAGGATACTGGTAAGGACGATGGCTTCCAGATGGATGGCTTTGGTAATTACATTGAGTATCTCCAATCTGGCTATGTGGAGTTCCTGGACTTCTACGGAGATATCCACAACCAATCTACCGGTACGCTAGAGAAGGGCCTAATCATCTCTGTAGTGGATCGTATGTGGATTATCCGCAAAGACCAAATCCCTAGCTGGGCTGGCTCTGCTCCTATCTTCCATGCTGGCTGGAGGCTTCGCCCAGACAATACATGGGCTATGGGGCCACTGGAAAACCTCGTAGGTATGCAATATCGTATTGACCATCTGGAGAACTTGAAAGCTGATGCTATGGACTTGGCTGTTCTTCCTCCTCTGAAGATTAAAGGGGAAGTGGAACAATTCGTATATGGCCCAGGCTCTGAGATTCATATCGATGAGAATGGAGATGTTGAGGAGATGGCTAAGAACGTCCAATGGGTGATTCAGGCAGAGAATGCCATCAACGTATTGGAACAACGTATGGAAGCTTATGCAGGCGCTCCTAGAGAGGCTATGGGCATTCGTACAGCAGGAGAGAAGACAGCATTTGAAGTGCAGCAACTTCAGAACGCAGCAGGACGTATCTTCCAAGAGAAAATCAACACTTTCGAGATTGAAATGCTGGAACGCCTACTCAATGCAATGCTGGAAGTGGCCAAGCGTAATCTGGATAGTACAGACGTTGTAAGGGTAATGGATGACGATATTGGTGTCCAGCAATTCCTCCAAATTACGAAAGAAGATATTACGGCTTCTGGTAAGCTCCGTCCAATTGGGGCTAGACATTTTGCTGCTCAGTCTCAGCTTATCCAGAATATTACAGGGATTTGGAATACGAATCTAGCAGGTATTATCGCTCCTCATACATCTGGTTGGCAAATGGCTAAGCTTATTGAGGATGCTATGGGACTGAAACGCTATGACTTGTTTAAGCCTAACGTAGCAGTATTTGAACAACAAGAAACTCAGCGTCTGATGAATCAAGCAGGTGAAGATTTGCAAGCTGAACAACAAGTACCAGTACAATGAAAACTACATGGACTAAGGGGTTAACCCCAGACGCGGCAGATGAGCTCCGAAAGGAGTTCATCAACGCTACCCGTTTCAGAGAACGTCTTCGACAACTACTTGAGGACAAATCTGAGGTACGTAGAAAAGCAGCATTCAAGAATGACGCTTATGACAATCCTAGTTGGGCGTACCAACAAGCTGACGCTATTGGGTACGAAAAGGCTATTTTAGAGGTTATTTCACTTATTTCTGAATAATTTTAAAAATCGTTGTAGAGATTTGTCTAAAAAAACGGTACTAGGATATATACTAGAATTATCCTTGATCGTGAGCGTAACGTGAACTATCAAGAACGTAACGTGAGAATGTAATTAGTAGTGTTATTTACTTCTTGATTCGAGCGAAGCGAGTCAAGGATATATCCTTTGCTGTTGTAGCTCAGTAGGTAGAGCAGTGGCTTTGTAAACCACAGGTCATAGGTTCGATTCCTATCGACAGCACCATGCGGGATTGGTATAAGGGTTGTGCCTTAGCCTTCCAAGCTAAAGATGTAGGGTTCGAGTCCCTCATCCCGCTCCACGAACAACGAAAGAATTAAAATATAATGTCCGACCAAGACAGCAACATCTTTGCATCAAATCCGGCTACCCAGCCAGTAAACGCTGCTCCCGCAGCAGCAGCCGTTCCTCCAACTGACCAATTTGCTACCCTGCTTGCGTCTGTTAAGAATGAACGTGGAGAACAAAAGTATCGTGACGTTAACGAAGCTTTCAATGGTCTGAAACATGCCCAAGAATATATCCCTACACTGAAGAGTGAACTCACAGTTAAGGAACAGGCTCTAGCAGCCGCACTGGCACGAGCAGCAGAATTGGAAGAAGCAAACGCCTCCCTACTTGCCCTCACTTCCCGATCGAACGAACCAGCTGTCCCACAGACACCTGTATTCGATGAGAAGAAAATTGCGGACTTAGTGAATCAAACCATCGAACAGAAACAAACTGTTCAGGTTCAGAAAGCTAATATCGATAGTGTAGTCTCAACTCTCCAGCGTGTATTCGGAGCTGATGCAGAGAAGGCTTTCTACGGTAAGGCACAAGAGCTTGGTATGAATATGCAAGAGATGAATGCTCTTGCCGCTAAATCTCCAAAAGCAGTATTGACTATGTTGGGTGTAGTTGGTGATTCCCAGAAACAGAACGTGGCACCACACACTAGCTCGGTTAATTCCGCTGCGTATCAACCTAAAACAGATTCATTCGTAGGACGTAATAATAGGTCTGCATTGATTGGTGCAACTACTGAAGAGCTACAAGCAGAATCAAAGAATGCTCGTGCAATGGTAGATGAACTACATGCCGCTGGTTATACAGTCCACGATTTGACTGATCCCAAAATGTTCTTTAAAACATTTGGTAAAAAATAATCAAGGAAATAATTAATGTCTCAAAATCGCGCTAATAGCACAGCGTTCATTGAAGCAGAACAGTATTCTGCATTCATTCTGCGCAATCTGCATGATGGTCTGCTGCCCGGTACTTTCTACCGTAATGTCTCTGACTTCGGTTCCGGTAACACGCTGCACATCAAAACTGTCGGTACTGTCACTATTCAGGACGGTGCTGAAGAAGTTCCATTTGACTACACTCCGATTGAATCGGGTGAAGTTACTCTGACCATTACTGATTATGTCGGTGATGCTTGGTACGTAACTGATGAACTGCGTGAAGACGGTGCTCAGGTTGAAGCCCTGATGTCTGCCCGTTCTAGCGAGTCTACCCGTGCAATCCAAGAGACCTTCGAGTCTCGCTTCCTGCGTAAGTGCAACACTTCGCAAACTAATGCTAATGCCAATGCAGTAAATGGCTTCGCACACCGTATCTCCTCTGTTGCTGCTAACAACGTAGCCACCCTTGATGCTTTCATCAAGATGAAGCTTGCATTCGACAAAGCCAACGTACCTGCTGCTGGTCGTATCGCTATTGTTGATCCTGTTGTTGCTGCTACTCTGGATGGTCTGATTTCGATTGGCCGTGATGTAACCCCGTTCGCTGAACGTATTCTGGAATCCGGATTCGCTCGTGAACATACGTTCGTAATGAACCTGTATGGTTGGGACATCATCACCTCGAACCGCCTGGCTACTGGCACCTTCTCGGATGGTACTACCTCCGTGTCGAATGCAGTTGCTAACGTGTTCATGTGCGTTGCTGACGATCAAACCAAGCCTGTTATGGCTGCATGGCGTCGTATGCCTAAGGCTGAAGGCGAACGTAACAAAGACCTGCGCCGTGATGAGTTTGTCACTTCGGCTCGTTGGGGCTTTGGTACTCAGCGTGTTGACACACTGGGCATTTACATCACCTCTGCTGTCAACTCGTAATAAGGACTCAATATGACATTTCTGAATCAAGCTGGTATCGGTGTTTATAATAACTACGGTGCTCGTGACACAGGTAATTCGATTGGACTGGAACATGGTGAAGATTCTCTCCACCGTCTGTCCATTGCTTTCGATTACAACTCGCTGAATGGTGGTTTCCTTCCTCCGGTCTATGTACCGAAAGGTGCTCTGTTCAAGTCTGCAACACTGCGAGTGGACGAAGCATTCAACATCACCGGTACTACACCAACTGTAATCTTCGGCCAAGCTGGCTCTGAAGCTACTAACGGTATTGTTCTGTCTGAGGCTGAACTAGAAGCTATTGGTACTAAGACTCCTGCATCGACAGGAACCGGTACCTGGGCTCAAGGTTCTGCTACTGGCACTACAGCATCGGCTAAGGTTGGTAAGGCTCTTGGTGGTACTACTCCGGCTGTTACAGCAGGTGTTGGTAAGGCTACCCTGACCCTCACCTTCTACAACAAAACTAAAGTGTAATACCTGAAGGGAGGAGGCTCAAAACTTCCTCCCTTTCTTTTTATCTAAGGATAGTAATGAAGCTGTCTCTATTAGACATTGTTCAGTCCGTCCTGAACGCGCTAGATTCCGACGAAGTAAACAGCATTAGCGATACTGTAGAATCTCAGCAAGTAGCCCTAATTGTTAGGGACTGTTACTATGAGCTTACAAGCAATAGAAACTGGCCATTGCAACGTAGACTGATTCAGCTTGAAGGACTATCTGATCTGGACAAGCCAAACTATCTGCGTGCTCCTACAATTATGAAAGAGCTTTTGTTCTTCAAATATGAAGAACATAAAGAAGATCAAACACGTACAGTTTGGACAGAAGTAAAATATAAGGAGCCGGATGCGTTCCTTCGATTTGTATCAGGTCGTAATACGGACAATACGAATGTTGTCTCTATTACTGATTTCAGCGGTTCTACTCTTCCTGTTTTCAATAACTATCCTCCTCAGTATTGGACTAGCTTTGACGATAAGCACATTGTAACAGACTCCTACAACGTTGCTGTTGAGGATACGCTACAAGGAAGTAAGACCCAATGCTTAGCCTATATGTCTCCACAATGGGTACATGAAGATGACGCTATTCCAGATTTGCCTGATGAAGCCTTCGCCCTGTTGGTTGAGGAATCTAAAAGCACAGCAGCAGTACAGCTTAAACAATCTGCCGATCAGAAAGCTGAACAGAAAGCTGCAAGACAAAACCGTTGGCTAGCCCGTAAAGCTTGGCAAGTACATGGTGGTATTGAATATCCGAATTACGGAAGAAAGAGTAGACGATGATTATTGAATTTGAGGGCTATCAAATTAAGCCCCATAAAGAAATCCCAACGAATTACATTGTTGTAACAGCAGGACGTGGTGGTAAGATTCCAGATGTTCTTGATGGTGTATTCACAACCCCTACAATTGCTAAAGCTGCTATCACAAATTATATCAGCACTAAGGCTAAATAATGACTAAACCGGGACAACGTGCTGAGGTAAACACCTTCATTCAGGGGCTGATTACAGAAGCCAGTCCCTTGAATTTTCCTCCTAATGCTTCCAAGCAGGAGGAGAATTTTGAGTTGTTCAGAGACGGTACAAGGAAGCGTAGGCTAGGTATCGATTATGAAACAGGACATGCTGAACGCTTCTGTCCTAATTTTGGTACATTCCCTCCAACCACCCCAAGCTTCAATACATTCATTTGGGAAGCTGTAGCTGGTAAGGTTGGACAAGACTTCCTAGTAGTACAGAATGGTACAAGCATCGACTTGTATGATCTGTCTAAAACTCCCCTCTCCGTTTCCGTTACTGGAGGGTATCTAACTACCCTTGATCTAGTAGCTAACAACAACACATATTCCTTTGCTTCTATTAATGGTAATCTCGTTATTGCTACTGGTGGTTTATTCACATACCAAGTAGTGTTCAATGGGTTCACCCCTCCATTTCCTCAACAATCATTTGAGCTTAGTTCTCTTACGCTGAAGGTTAGAGATTTCTGGGGAGTTGACACAAACGATGACAACCTAGAGAATGACATTTACTTCCGTCCAGCTTCTCTTAGCCCGTTACACTCCTACAATCTAGAGAACCAATCTTGGGGTATCCCCCGCAAGTATCAAAGTGGTACAATGGTTGATCCTATTGGCCAATACTTTGGTGAGTATAGCAAATATCCAAGCAACTCAGAAGTGGTATGGACAGCTCTACAATTCCAAGCTGTTACAGCCACTACAACGCCATATGAGCGTCTTTATCCGAATATGTATGAGGAAGTATTTGGATTGGCTCCTCTAGCCTCTAAGGGCTATTTCATCATTGATGTAATGTCTCGTGGAGCGTCTAGGAAGACTGAGTATGAGAAGAACTGGGATAGGTCTGGTGGTTTGCTACCGTCTCCTGATTTCTTCCTTCCGGAAGAAGATAAGACACCTGGCGGCCCTACAGTTGTATGTGAATACGCTGGTAGGATGTGGTATGGTGGTTTCTCTGGTGAAGTGGTTAATGGTGATTCTAGAAGCCCTACACTGAACAACTATGTGCTGTTTAGTAAGCTAGTAATCAACGATAACGATGTCCCTAAGTGTTATCAAGAGGGTGACCCAACCTCACGAGAGGGTGCTGATGTAGTTGATACGGATGGTGGATACATCAAAATCTCTGGAGCCCATAACATTGTCTCTATGGTGAACATCGGGAATGATTTGGTTATTCTAGCGGATAACGGAATCTGGGCTGTATCTGGAGGTAATGACTATGGATTCAGTGCTACTAACTACCGTGTGATTCAGCTGTCTTCGTTTGGATGCTGCTCTGTTAAGTCTGTAGTGTTGCAGGGTGAATCCATCATGTATTGGAACGAAGGTGGCATCTACGTAATCAGTCGAGATAAGGTTGGTCAGCTTGCAGCGAGTAGCCTCACTAAGACAACAATCCAATCTCTATTCGACTCTATCCCGTTGGCTAGTCGTAGAGAAGCTGCTGGTACGTATGACGATCTGTTGAAGAAAGCTAAATGGGTTTATAAGACTGGAACAATCTTCTCCTCTCAAAGCAAGACAGTTGAGCTTGTTTTCGATTTGGAGATTGGTAATTTCAGTATGAATACCATCCAGAGCGTTCCTGGGTTCTCTGTAGAAGCTATGGTTCCCTTCTTCTACGAAGGAACTACGCAATATATTACGTATCTCAAGACAGGCTCTACATTCAATAAATACACATTCTCTCTGTACAAGGATGAAGAGTTTATTGATTGGAAGTCATTTAACGGAGTGGGTGTGGATGCTAAAGCATTCGTACTAACAGGTGCTCAGATTGCTGGTGATTCTGCTGTAGAGAAGCAAGCTCCTTACATTGTCATTCACATGAAGAAGACAGAGACCGGTACAGACAGCAATGCTGTTCCTCTCAATCAGTCCTCTTGTAAGTTTAGGACATTGTGGGATTGGTCTTTCAATTCACCAGAGTCTAATAAGATTGGTCAGCTTCAACAAGCTTACCGTTACAGGAAAGCATTGATTGCTTCTCCTAATTCCACATATGAGAATGGCTTCGAGGTGGTTAGTTCTAAGAGCAAGATTAGAGGACGAGGACGTGCTCTAGCTTTGTATATGGAATCTGAGCCCAAGAAAGAATGCCATCTGCTAGGATGGAATATCACATTGAACGGAAATCAAATTGCCTAAATACACTGTAGAGCATCTGAGTGATGCGGATATGGAATGGTTTGTAGAAACCGCAGCAGTTAATATGCTTAAGGATGAAGTTAAGAAGCCTGAGTATGTAGACGTTGAAAATCTATATGTCCTGGCTTCTACAGGTGCTCTCAGTGGTACAGCATTTGTAGCTAAATGTGACGGTGTTCCAGTGGGAGCTTTGGGAGGAATTGTTTCTCCCAATCTCTTCAATCCGTCCATTACAATTGTAACAGAAGTGTTCTGGTATGTCCTTCCAGAATACAGGAACACCCGAGCAGGACTAATGCTTCTTCAGGCTTATGGAGAAGCTTGTGAGAAGGTGGCCGATGAGTCTTCTCTCTCCCTGCTAGTAACAAGCCAAGTAAATATTAAATCAATTGAACGGAAAGGATATAAGCTCTGTGAGCACGCCTTCCGTAGAGAACACAGGAGAACATAATGGCGGCCTTAACAACCATTGCTGCTATTGGCGCTTTGGTAGTTGGTGCAGCATCTTACGTATCAGCTGAAAAGAATCGTAAAGAAGCTCAAGCCAATTACGCAGCACAAGCTGCTGAACAAGGTAAAGCACGTCAAGAAGAAAGAGCATTGAATGCTCAAGCTGCTGCTAACGAACGTAGGCAGCAAATTAGAGAAGAGCGTGTTCGTAGAGCACGTCTGCTTCAATCGGCTGAGAACACAGGTACGGAGGGTAGTTCTGGACAACTTGGTGCAGAGGGTGGGTTTGCCACACAACTGGGTGCAGCCATTGGTTCTAATCTTGGGAGACTTGCTGGCGCAGAACGTATTACGCAATTGGGACAAAGTGCAGCTAACTTTGGCTCTGCTGCGCAATCTAGTCTGAGCTCTATGCAAGCTAATCAAAATCTGTTTGGCTTGTCTACAACAATCTTTAGTGCAGCATACTCCCCTAAAGGAAAGCCTGTTCCTTCTGGAACACCTGCACCAGCTTAAAGGAATTAAATGGATATTCTTAACGAGGGTTATGGAGTAGCGGCATTTAGTAATGACGCCCCAATGTCTGATCTAGTTAACATTCCGGAGCCGCCTGCTATCACAGCTCCTCAAGGAGCAATTCGTAACAGGGCTGCCCAAAGTGCCCTGCTCCAAGGGAATCCAGACAAGGTAGTAGATAACTTTCAATTGATGGTGGCAGAGGGGCAGCAAGGCTCCTCTGTTACTCACGATCAGATTCAAGAAGCTATTGCATCACAGAATAAGTCTGGAGCTATGAAGGGAGTGATTCGTATCCTCGGTGATAAGAATGTTCCTCTGGCACAGAAACAACAGCTTCTCAATTTTGTACGTAACGATAATTTCAAGGAAGAGCCTTCTGTTTCTCTCCAATCTAAAGCTCTGGAAGAGGCTAACAAGGGTGAGAACATTCGAGGTGAAGCTGCTCGTATCAGTACAGCAGATGCCCTTGGTGAGCTGTATAAGGAGCGTGAAGACCGTCAGAAAGCCCTGAATGGATTCATTGCTCAACATCCTGATGTATCTGCTACGACAGTAACCGATTTGGCAGCAGCGGAAGTATTACCCTTCGGGCGGAACATTATTGGCGCTAAGGTGGCAGCTAAGCTGAATGAGAAGCTTGGTGTTCCTACCGGCATGGGTGAATGGGTAAAGAACTTCTTGCTCCCAGGTTCTACACGAGCAGACATTCAGCGTAAGCTTAATAGTATCCCTCCTGAGAACCGTCAAGCCTTTACCAACTCTCTTCTGGCTTCTGTTAAAGACAGTGCAGCTATTTTCCATAGCGATAACTATTACGCTCAATATGAGACAGCTACAGCCCTTCTAGATGAACCAGCAGCTACTAAGACAGCTGAATGGGCTTCTAATATGTCTACCGTACTGGATGCGTTCTGGGTTACAGACATCATCAAAGGTGTGGGTAAAGCTGCTGGTGTAGCTGGACGAGCAGAACAACGTGGTGCTCAAGCTGCTACTGATACAGTACATCCTGCTGAATGGGAGCTAGTAACTCCTCAGGTTCCTCCTACATCCCGTGTTCCTAGTGGACAGAAGCGTCTGACATACAATCCTGAAGATATTCAGAAGCGTATCGAGCTTGGTGGTGTAGCACGTAGGGAACATGCCAACACGCCTATGTCTATCGTAGAACAGGTTAATCCTGCTAAAGCTGCTGCCATGCGAGACACTATTATGGCTTCCAGTGGGGATGAAATTGCTCAAGCAATGACTGGAGTTAATAAAGAACAAGCTGTAGCTAATACGATTGTTCCTCAGGTTGGTACGGATAGTGAAGCTGTTCTGGCTAAAGCCAACATGGACTTGCAGCCATTCATCAGCAACACTGGTGCTACACGCTACACAGCAGATGAATTGTCGAGTGCTGTAGATACGGTGGTTAATGACTTCCGTTCAGCTTCTGGATTGTCTGTTAATGACGCTATGACCTCCTTCCGTGTTGATGGGGATTACCTGGCTGTTGATGCCCATTATAGTACAGCAGGTGGTGCTTGGGTTACTCCTGAGGCTGCTAAGGCACAAGCTCAGTATGCCTTGCGTGAATATGGTGTACCGGATGATGCTATTACGGTGATGGAACGCAGGGGTATGGAGTATGTACCTGCTACGGGAAATCAACCCGGTGATTACATCATCAAGGTGAAAACCCGTCAGCGTATTGCAGATGCTGATGTACAAAGCTGGAATCCACTGGATGTCCGTCTGAACTGGGTAGATAGGTTTGCAGCTACGGGAACAGATCAAGCTGGTAGTACAGCAGGTTGGTTGTTTGATCCGGGTAGTATGCTCCACCCAACTCTGACAGGAAGCTTCTCAGTAGCTACAGACACTTCTATTACGTTTGAACGTGTTCTGCTGAAGCCTGTTAAAGACCTGCGTAACATGATGACTAAGTTCAATGTAGAACGTAGAGGGGCAATCGAAGAATACATGAAGGAGGCAAATGCTAATGCTCTTAAGCATGATCCATTTGTTCTGAAGGGACGTGGTTTCAATGATGATGAGATTGCAGCATTGAAACAGTGGAGAGATATCTGGGATGGTCATTACTACTTAGAGAATCTTGATTTGGTTCGTACAATGAACGCTCAAGGTTTCCAAGTTATCGATACGGCTAATACTAAGCTCTTTGCTAAGCCCGTTGCTAAGAATCAGAATATTGGTAAGATTTATGATCCTACTTCTGATTCTGTTAAGGTGTTGACTAAAGATGAGATGGATGCTCTTTACAACACTGGTGGTACTTACGCTAAGACTCGTAGGCCAGTATCTATTAACGGTGAGACAGTAGATCATATTGTGGTGAGAAATACACCATCTGAGTATCTACGTAGAATTAAGGAAACTGATTCTGTCCTGAATTACCGTGAAGGCTATTACACAGTTAATTACAAAGCTCCTAAGTTTATCGATGAAGTGCATGTAGATGCTAATGGAGTTGAATCCCGTCGTACAGTTGGTGTGGCAGGCTCTACACAAGATGCTGATATGTTCGCTCAGAGCATGGAAGCTTCTACTGGTAAGCGTCACATTGTACGTGCTGACAATCGTGGTTTCCGTAAGGATGCTGACTCTTATTGGGACTTGCATGAATCCTCTGGACGTATTGCTCAGAGAATGCGTGGTAAGCCCCTTGTAGAGGCTTCAGGGACTAATCAGCTCGGTACTGGCCCTCATGTAGAGAACCCGATGAAGAGTGCTGTAAGGGCTGCTAAATCGATTGCAGGACGTACTGTTATGCGTCCAACTCTTGAGACAGCTAAGAAGCGATTCGTAAAACAATACAGTGATTTGCTCAAGCCTACAGCATACGGGGATAGAGACTTCCCTTCTCGTATTGCTCAGATTGTTGATGAGCAAGGACAATTCACTTCCCGTGTAGCTGATGCTCGTACCACTTGGCGTTACATTCAGTTTATGGAGCAAGGCTATATCAACTCCGCTGATGAAATCTTCAAAGGTGGTATGCAGATTCTGGCTGATACGCTTGGTAAATACCATCTGTCCACTGGTGAGAAAGCTGTTAGAGCTGTTGGAGATAATGTACGTCCTACACACCTGGCTAAGGCTACGGTGTTCCAAGCTTACATTGCTATGTCCAATCCTATTCGTCAATGGTTGGTACAGAGCCATCAGGCTAGTAGGACATTCGCATACAATCCTGTAGGCTGGCTTAATGGTAAGGTGCATGGACAAGCTGCTGAGTATCTGTGGATTAAATCCAACCTAGGTGCTGGAACTAAGGAAGCTCAAGCATTCACTAAGTTTGTAGACGACAGCGGCATGGTTGCTGGTGTTAATGAAAATAGCTTGGTGAGAGGTATGGGCTTGGATATGGCTGATGCTTCTTACGGTGCTAAGAAGCTTGCTATTGAGGCAGTTAGTCTTCCACAGCGTATTGGCTTTGATGTGGGTGAAATGGCTAACCAGTTGGGACATCTCTCTGCTGTATATGAGAAATATAAGAGGGGTGGTATGAATCTGCTGGATGCTACAGTAAGAGACCAAGCCTATGCAGAAGCTAGAGCATTGAGCTACGATCTGAACAAAGCAGGTGAGCTTCACTATACGCAAGGAAGTGCAGCAGCCATTTTACAGTTCTTGCAGATGCCTCAGAAGGCTTTGCTGCAAACCACTAATAGAAAACTCCCTTGGGATGTTCGAGCCCGGCTAACTGGTTGGGACATTATCATGTGGGGTGCTCCAGTAGGAATCATCTCCAACTTCCTGTACGCTACAGGTCAAGACGGAGACAACGTACTTCCTGATGATCCTCAACTCCGAGAGATTGTAACTGATGGCGTAACAAGCTTTGGATACAACAAGATGGTGTCTGAGTTTGACGATAGTGGAGAACGTTCCCGTATCGACTTCAGTGCATTGAAGCCTTATGACTTGGATGGCTGGGCTAAGATGTATTCGGCAATGATGACTGATGGTACATTGGGATTGCTGGCAGCTTCTCCTACAGGTCAAATCCTGGCAGTAGATGGAACTGGTAAATCTACACGTAACGGTAGAATTCCTACAGCTCTGTTGTCTCTGGGACGGTTCTTCAACGTAATCGATGAGATTGATCCTCAGAATCCTACAAGCTTCCGTGGTGTCTTGAATGATGTAGCTAAGATTACATCTGGCTGGTCTGCTGCTGATAAAGCAATGATTATGCTTGAGACACGTAAGAAGTTTAATAGCTTGGGCCAATCCGTAGACAGCTACGTAACCAATCCTGAGGTTGCAGCAGCATTCCTAGGCTTTGGCACTAAGAGCGAGAAGGAACTGTACGAGCTTACTAAGTTCACTACAGAATCTAAAAAGAAACATGAAGCGGAAGTAATGACTAAGTATAGAGACATTCTCCGTTATTATTCTAATTCTCTGGCAGAACCAGGAGCAGATGTACAACACATTCAGCGTGTCTCTTCTATGCTTATGCGTACATTCACTGATCCTAAAGATCTTCAACTGGTTTATCAACAGTGGCAACGAGACATGGTGAGTAAGGATGGTTTGAATACATTCCTGAACATGGCTCGTGCTGTTGAGATTCCTAACATTGAAGGTGCTATAGATCAGATTAAGAAAGCTCCTATTCCAGACAATCAGAAAGTTGAGCTGATGAATCGTCTCAAAGCTATTAGAGCACAGAGAGAATACAATCAGCAGCAATTACAAGGAAAATAATTTTGGCAGATTTTACTACAACGCTCTCGGCCCCTCAGGGGGCTGGGGCTAATCCTGTAGCTCCAGTACAAGAGCAACAAGTACCGTTCCAGCCCAATCCTCTTCTGGAGGTGGTAACTAACATCTTCGCTAAAGGAATTGCCAATCAGAGACAGCAAGATGCCCTCGACCGTAAGAATGCTGTTGTAGGCGAATATGTTAAATCTCAGAATGTCTATTCCGATGCTTTAACATCTGGCTCTTGGAATGCAGCACAGGTGGGAACAGCAAGTCGAGCTAATTACGCTAAGTTTGCTGCTTCCTATCCTGAATATATTACAGAGCTTAATGAAGCCCGTAAGAGCCTCACAGAGGGTACGGAGATTGGTGAAGCTCAGAGACAGGTTCAAGATGAACAAAAGCGTTTCAATGATGACTTAGACAGGGCTAGTGCTGCTGGTTTCACCATCTACCCTAATATGTCTAAGGATGCCAAAGAAAAGACTATTGCAGCTAATAAGGCTCAGATCACTCTAGACAAACAAACAGCAGATGCTTTAAAAGCCAATGCTGAAACCCGTGCTGTCAATGCTGAGAATCGTTCTGCCCAAACTCATCTGTTTACAATGCAAGAGCATGTGAATAAGCAGAACGCTATTCGAGGATTGGTTGACATTGCGGATAAGAACTTTGATGCTCTCAACTCCATTCAGAAGGACTTGCTTGGCAATCCTAGCATTCCGTTTGAACAGAAACAATTGCTGTTCAATGACAATGTAAACCGTATCAAGCAAGGGCTGCAAGCTATTGCTGCTCAGAATCCTGAGCTTGCTGCTCCATGGCAGAAACTGGTTGATGACATTGGTAGTTCCTTCACTAAGCTTGCTGATCCTAAAACTAAATCGGATACAGAGCTTCAGCTTCTCAAGAATGAGTTTGACTCTCGTATGTACAAAGCCAAGCTCATGGTAACTACGGAACCTAAATATCTAAATGCTGTCGCTGTCTCTTCTCTCTTCGGTAATAACCCCACGCTTATTCAATTGGCTGGTACTCCTGTTATTACTGGCCTACTCGCTCAACTTGGTCTTGGCCCTGATGCTGGTACCAACTCACCGCAAGTGGTTGGTACGCCTGATGAGAAAGCTGTTCTTTCTACGCTGAAAGGAAGCCTCTCTTTGATTCAGAAGGGCTCTGCTATTGGGGATAAGAATAAGAATCAACTGGAAGCTGTTAACTCGGTTAACAATGTTCTAAAACAAACTGGCAATCTCTCTGGCCCAATTCCTGCCTCTCAGCTTAAAGAACTGACAAGCTTCTATGGCTCTCCTGAGTTTGGTAAGCTGTCTGAACAAGGGCTGCTGGACATTGGAACAATGCAGAACGCTAAGAAAGTGTTCCAAGTTAATTATGAGCCAGCAGTTAAACAAGCTGTTGAAGGTCGTTTGCTACAGTCTATCGATTATGCTCCAGCACGAGGAGGGGCTCCCTTCCGTCAAGGGGGTCAGCGTATCATTGATAATGTAGATATTAAATTTAATGGTAGTGGTGTATCGTTTGTAGAAAAGCCTAATGCTCAGCAAACAATCTCTTCTTCCGCTACAACTGACGCTCTCAAAGAAGCTGAACAAGGTTTGAATGCCGTGATTCGTATGGGAGCCCATTTGGAGGGTACAACGAATTATGCTAAGTATTGGGAAGACAATAAACACTTGCTCATGCCTTCGGTATTCCCTGATCCCGCAAAGCTTAAAGTGGGTCAAGTGGTCAAAGCTAAGAACGGTAAGTCTTACAAGTATATTGGTGGCGACTTTAATAATATCAAGTCCAGCTACATGGAGGTGCCTAGTGGATCAAGCGAATGAGTTCTTCGGTCAAGACTTTGGGGTGGCTAAGCCTGTAAGGGTTGAGGCTGCGCCTGAAGCTCCTAAGAAGGGGCTGGTACAGAATGCTATGGAGTTCTTTGGTATGGACTTCACAGCCCCTCCTCCTCAGTATAGGAATGAAGCTGCTCCTAAACAGAAGAATCAGTTTGACCGTGTGTTCACCAATCTAGTGCAAGCTGAAAGCCAAGGGCAACACTTGGACGCTAAGGGAGGACTTCTGACATCTCCTAAGGGTGCTCAGGGGATTACACAGCTTCTCCCAGCTACAGCTAAAGACCCAGGATATGGAATTGCTCCTGCTAAGGACACATCTGAATCTGAATATAGACGTGTAGGCAAAGACTATCTTAAAGCTTTGGTTACAGAGTTTAATGGGGATTATGAGAAGGCGCTAGCTGCGTACAACTACGGAGTTGGCAACGTGAAGAAGGCTATCACGAAGAATGGGGATGCGTGGAAGGACAAGCTTCCAGCAGAAACACAGAATTATATTTCTAAAATCTTAGGACGATAACATGCCAGATAAATTTAAGACATCCAAGGACAAGGCTAAGAAACGAGCTAAGCCATACCGAGGAGAACGTACTAAGAAGAATAAAGAGAAGAAGAAGGGAATGTATTAATGCCGCAGAAGGGACAATTTAAGAAGGGGGCTACTGCTGATTCTATTCGTCAGCGTAAATACAATAGCCAGCCTGCTCAGAAGAAACGGAGGGCAGAACGTAATGCCTCTCGTGCAAAGATGGTGAAGGCTGGTAAAGCCCACAAGGGTGATGGTAAGGATGTTGACCACAAGAACCACAACACTAGTGATAAGAGTGGTAAGAATCTACAGGTTATCTCTAAGAGTAAGAATCGGGCTATGAACCAATACGATAAGAGGAAAAAGAAATAATGGCTAAGAAAGCACATCCAGGCTTTAAGGCAGTCCAGAATAAGATTGCTAAGAAAGAAGGAATTAGTAAGGATAAGGCTGGAGCCATTCTCGCTGCTGCTTCTCGTGGAGCTAGTAAGAAGGCTAAGAAGGCCAACCCTCGATTGAAGAAAGTAAAAGGCTAATGGCTAAGCTCACTCTAAACGACATTATCAATACATACGATACAACTTTGATTAACGGGAATTTCACTGCTATTGAGAATGAATTCCAGAACAAAGTGCTATATCGTAACAATCCAACTGGTGAGCCTAATGGGATGCTTACCAATCTGGATATGAATGGTAAGCGTATTCTCAATCTCCCTAAGCCTGTATCCGGTAGTGAACCCTTACGTCTTCAGGACGTAGGTGATTTGTCCCTGATTACTGACCTCGTAGATGATGCACAACAGTCTGCTGACAATGCTGCTCTTAGTGCTACAGCAGCAGCAGGGTCTGCTACAGCAGCAGCTACATCAGCTACTAATGCTGCTACGAGTGCCACAAGTGCTTCTACTAGTGCTACAAATGCAGCTACCAGTGCTACATCTGCTGCAACTAGCGCAACTAATGCTGCTAATTTTGCTGCTGCTCTAGTAGCCACTAGCACCACTTCCAACACAATTGGAACGGGTAATAAGACATTCTCCACTCAAGCTGGTAAGCAATTTGGTACAGGACAGTTCATTGCTGTTATCGATAGTGCCAACAGTACCAACTGGATGTCTGGTCAGGTGGTTAGCTATTCCGCTACAACTCTGGTACTGGCTAGTCAATCCACCAATGGCTCTGGCACTATTGCAAGCTGGAACATCTATGTATCCGGTACGATGGGAGCACAAGGGCCAGCAGGGGCAACAGGTGCTACAGGAGCTACAGGCCCAGCCGGTCCTAACGTTACAGTCTTGGATGAGGGAGTAACGCTTACTACAACCACCGGTACAATCAATTTTACTGGCTCTGGTGTAACAGCTTCTAATGTAGGGAATGATGTTACAGTGGTTATTCCTGGAGCTGCTGCTGCTGGTACCGTTACTAGCGTATCTGTTGTCAACGCAAACGGATTTAATGGCTCTGTAGCGACAGCAACTACCACTCCTGCCATCACCCTACAGACCACAGCCTCTGGTGTGCTTAAAGGCTCTTCTAATGCCCTTGTAGCGGCTACTAGTGGTACAGACTTCTCTGCTGGTACTAGTTCTTTGGCTACTGGTATTGTTAAGACCACCACGGGTACTGGAGCCCTGTCTATTGCTGTAGCTGGAGACTTCCCTACACTCAACCAGAACACTACGGGAACAGCTTCTAATGTCACTGGCACTGTAGCTGTAGCTAACGGTGGTACAGGAGCTACAACTCTTACAGGGTATGTCAAGGGGAATGGTACTTCTGCCTTCACTACCGTTGCTACAATTACTGGCTCTGATGTTTCTGGTAATATCTCTGGTAATGCTGCTAACGTAACAGGAACCGTTCTAGTCCCTAATGGTGGTACCGGAGCAACTACACTTACTGGATATACTAAGGGGAATGGAACGAGTGCGTTCACTGCCTCTGCTACAATTCCAGTAGCGGATTTGACAGGTACGCTTAGTGTTGCTAATGGTGGGACAGGGGTTGCCACTCTAACTTCCAAGGGCATCCTGTTTGGGAATGGAACTAGCGCGGTTGGTATTACTTCGGCTGGTGCGGCGGGGCAGGTATTAACTTCTAACGGTGCTGGTGTTGATCCTACGTTCCAAACAGTAGCAGGTGGCTCTAGTGGGATGGCATTTTTGACAAAACAAACAATTCCAGCCGCTGCATCTATGGACTTTCTGACGCTGTTCTCTTCTAGTTATGATGATTATTTGATTATAATTTCTGGGATTACTACTGCGTCTTCGGCAAACTTAAGACTTCGATTAGCTGTGGCTGGTTCCGCAGTGACCGGGGGTTATAATCGTGCATATACCATTTGGGATACAACGGGAAGTACCAATTCACCTTCTTATGAGAGTGGTCAGACATCCTTCACTTTAAACAATGCCGTTGGCTCGGGTACAGCAATTTTCTCTCAGATTTGGGTTAGAGGAGTCAATTCCTCATTAGGAGTCAAGACAATGGTTTCTGACACATGGCTTGATGGCAGCTCGGGTGCTACAGTGATCCGAAATTTTGGTAGGCAAACAACAACTAGTGTAGTCACTGGATTCCAGCTTTCGGCTAGCACAGGTAATCTGTCTTCGTCCAATGGAACTGTCACTGTGTGGGGATTTAAGAATAGCTAATATGAAAATTGCATACTACGATAAAACTACAAACAGCATGCTGACAAGGGATGCGACAGCCGAAGAAGAAGCACAAGTACAAATGGATGCTCTAGATGCAGAAACCAAAAATATCATTGATTTCAATAAAGATATTATTAGGCAATTGAAAGAATTGGATTCTAAAAGCATCAGAGCATTGCGGGAAGGAAATCAAGAACGCATTCAAGCTCTTGAAGCCGAATGTGCTTATTTACGTTTACAATTTAAATAAAAAGGAAATATGACCTCTATTAACGATGTAATGAAAACAATGATGGAGCACGGTGCTGGTGATCCTATTGGCTTTGGACAAGTCAATGGGTATCGTCGTGTTGCTGCTCTAGGAAGTACAGCAGTATCAGCAGCTAATACAGATGTATGGCGTGGTGGTATTCTCTACCCGTTCAAGACTACAGCTACGTTAATGGAGGTTGTTTCCTCTAGTGCTAATGACACAGCAGCAGGTACAGGCGCTCAAACAGTTCTTGTACAAGGGCTGGACGCTAATTATAACGAGGTTCAAGAAACTGTTATAATGAATGGCACAACTGCTGTAGCTATGGTTAATACATACATTGCTATTAACACTTGCTTTGTAACAGCAACAGGTAGTGGATTCACTAATGCTGGAGATATTAGTATTAGAGATACAGGTGGTGGAACAGTTAGACAGATTATTCAAGCGGGATATTCCTTTGCTCGATCTTCTGTCTACACTGTACCAGCAGGGTACACCTTGTCTGAGATTTCTATGTTTGCTTGTGTGAACAGACAGGCTGGTGGTGGTCAGATCAATTACATTACAGTATCTACTGGACAGAGACTTTCTAACGGTACAATTCGTTTGCCACTAGAATTTACAATCTCTTCTGGTGGGCCATACAGACATGATGCAGAACCTGGGATTATTACTACGGAGAAGAACAGCTTCTTCCTAAGGATTACAGCCCAATCAGCAGCTGTTGATTTGACAGCAGCATGGCTTGGGAAACTTAAAAAGAATGTGATGTAAGGAAGAGCCCCTAAGGATGAGAGTCCCTAGGGGCTTTTTTTTTGCTTATACGAATGTATTAGCGGATTGGACAAGCACCAGAAGCACATTCATCCTCGATAGGAGCATCAATATCATTTGCCTTATCGAGTTCAATTGGCTGGAGGTTTACAACATAATCATCGTATTCTTCCTTAGTTACGACTTCCTGAGGAAGATAAAGATAACCCAAATCTTTAGCACGCTTAGTAGGATCAGCCCTAAACAGGAAAGATACACCAACATAATTATCCCAGTTGTTAAGCAGCCAGTCTACAATACCGTCAACCTCTTCTACACTATAGCTAATTGTAGCAGATACGTTCTGCTGGCACCAGTTAGTCATCAGCATCTTATACCGTTCCAATTGACTAATAGCACTCTCCAGATTTACATCCATACCGTTCCACTTATCGAATGGAACATCTTCCCATTTAACGGGGAATGTAATCAGGACAGCCTCAGGGTCAGTTGGATTTTCTACTACCTTATAGCCAGCAGCACGACACAGAGGTACAAGAGGATCATGCTTACCGAAGTTGACATTGTTGAAGATGTATTTACCAAGAGGTTTATGCAAGCCCTCTGTAGTATCCATCACCTTAGACAATGTACCAGAAGGTTTAACAGTGGTTACGTTCTTTGGACGCGGAAGTCCAAGCTCGTCAGCCATGCTATATGCTCCTGCAACTGCTGTTCGCTGCAACTCACTATAATCATATGCTGCCAAGTCTGGTCTTCGGACGATACCAGTAAGTCCCACACCACAGAGTCGCAAGAAGGCATTGTTGAGATGCCAAGCTTCCTGTAGGATGCCGTCTTGGAGATTAACACAAGTTTGTCTGTAGTTAGCTCTTGCAGCAAGGTGTACAGCCCTACGAAGTCCTGCGGAATCTCCTTTGAATTTTGCAACATCTACCTCCGTCAAATTACAGAATGATTTGTTTCCCAGTAGGATTTCGGCGCAAGGATTAACTCCCTTAAACCATGGGGCTCGCTTACTTGCAGCTTCACCATTAATGAATCCAGGTTCACTTCCTCCGGAAGCAACCATAAGGTTGAATATATCTGTAAGGGCAGCCTTACTAGGCTTTTGTTTGAAGAGCAGAGAATTATTGCTCTGGGCACGTTGTACATTATTCTCCCACCATTTATCCTTAGCTACAGCGAATTCTTCCCATTCCGCTTCACCGTATTCAAATAGGGCGATTTCAGCAGATCGACGAGAAGATAGAACGGTGCCAAGCCAATTAACAATATCCAGAATGTCAATACGAGTAAGCAAGCTACCAGCACGCCGATTAAGGATATTAGCAATAGCAATATAGGCAGTACAAATTGATTCATCACCTGACGAAATCCATCCATAACCTTTCAACCTTTCTCCTGCTGGTCGGATTTGCGAGAAATCGAGTACAAGTTTATCGGCGGGAAACTTATGACTGGCCAGCTTACCGATACTCTTACTCCAAGCTTCGGCACTGTCTCCGATTTGGATTGTCCAGACCCCGTCTTCAAAGGTTTCTGTGTTTTCTGTCTTTCCACCTTTCTCCTTTCGGGTAGATCGAATAATTTCAATCTCTTCAATAGGCTTCTGGAAGCCAGTTAGCTGTCCGATGATTGGACGGAATCCGACACCACAACCTTGCATGAGGAGCCAGAGGACGTCAACAACGTCATACACTGTTTCGACGTTAGTGAAGCTACAGTTGAATTGAGAAGCTTCTCGTTTCTTAGCAACATCCGTACCTCCAAGCCAAAGTGTACGTCCTGACATGAGGACTTTACGTTCCAGCATGAGTTGTTTAAGTTCTTCGAGTTCTCCATATTCTCCATCATCGTTCTCAGGCAACCCCATAGCTCTGTTCCAGAGCCATTCCTGATGACCAATTACACGATCAACAGTTTGTTCAAATGTTTCAAACACAGTGCCCTCATCGTTCAGAGGGCGATTATAGGTACGTCGAGCAATTAGTTTACTACGCAAGCTTTGTTCAGCCAATATTATTTTCCTCTTTCATGTCTTCAAGTCGTTGAAGGAATTTCTTAAACTCTTCAACATCTAGCTCCTGCTTAGGTGCAAGAGCTTTACGGTATTTCTCATTGTTAATTACCTGGGAGTAGTGGTATTTAGCCACCAAGTCATAAATAATCATCGATTGTCTCCTGAGCCTTGCAGTACATTACGATTCTGACGATCCAGTAGCTTACAATAATTACTATAAGCGACATCACCAATACTGGTATCGAGGGCCGAACAAAGGCGAGTGAGATACCAAAGCACATCACCACATTCCTTAGCTGTCTCAGCTTTGTCAAACTTACCGTCTCGAATCTTCTTCTTAATCTTCTCTGCCACTTCACCGGCTTCTCCCATCAATCCTAGAGCTAGATAAGAAAGCTCTTTATCAGAGCCTTCCCCAGCATCAGGATAGATTGCAAAGTCTTTAGTCAGATTGTCATAGTCTTTAAACTGCATTACCAAGGATTCCTTTCACAGCCACAGTTTTCTTAGAACGACTCCAACTTCCACAATCGTTGCACTGGTAGCGCTGATACTTTCCAGCAGCAGTGTAGCTGTATCCTCGTCGTTGCAGGTGAACCCCACCACAATTAGGACAAACATCAGCCACATCAGCGTACAAACCATGATTGGGATGATTGTTAATCCAAGGAAGCAGCTTACGATACAGCCTCTCAAGAATGACAACATCCTCAATGTTATACTCCTGCATTTGTTGCCAAGCATCCTGGTCTCCATTCATACACCCAACCCACATTTCAAAGCCAGCATGTTTCAGTTTACCACCACAGCCCAATGCTCTAGAGACATAGTCCAGCTTATTGTGAGGGAATTTGAAATGTTTACGTACTACCGTCAGTAGGTCAATCTGCTTATAATTAGCAGGAGGAAGCATTCCTTCCAGTACGAATTCACGATTGATTGTGGGAATGTCAAACTTCTTCCCGTTATAATGGACAACAACATCTGCTTCAGTCAGAAGCTCATGAATCGATTGTAGGAATGTTCTTTTATCGATTCTTTGGATGGAATTATACAAAACCTCATCAGAATTTAGCCAATGAGCAGCGTAAGAGAGAACATAGCCAGGTTTTACAATCTGATTCATGCCTACATTCTGTTCCCACATACCCCAGACATAAGCTGTGGTAGGGGCAGTTTCGATATCGAGAAAGAGAATTTTCAATTAAGTCGAGCCTTATAGGATACGGGGAATAGTTTTGATACGTGTTCAGCAATCAATACAGCAACGTCACGAGTTTCCTTCTGTGTATGTGGGTCTAGACGGAGGACAAGCATATCTAGGAATGCACCAAGGGAGCCACTCCAATACCATTCAGTCATTGTGTTTTGAGGCAACACCATACGGGCTTGTTCAGGGCAGCAGCCATCTTGTAGTTTCTGCTTATACATCTGAAGTAAATATTTAGTTAGTTCTCGTTCATTAACTTCTTTTTTTACATCTGCGTAATCGCAACGATATCCAACTTCAATATAAGAATTAGGTGTATGGCCCTCCCCACTACCTTGCTTTACATTCTCCCCTTTCTCTCTCCAGTATTTAGGGAAATAAAACTCAGGCTCACTATCTACATACCGCCTACTGATTTCATTCCAAGGCATGAATTTATGTTTAACCAATTGCCTTGCTACGAAGATGGGGGCCTTAACACGGAAGCTCAGGAAAGCATGATTGAACGGGGAGAAGTGTTTATGCTTGGCTAGGTAGTTGATGAGCTTAGCATCTGATTGTTTAAGAATCTCTCCCTCAACAATACTAATATGCTCCCACTCGCTCTCCTTATCAAAACTCACCCTAGCAGCATTAACAACGCTAAGGTCTGAACCCATATGATCGATTAGTGTTACTTCGATATTAGCTATTTTCATAAGCATCCGCAAGGACTTTGGCAGCACTGTCGTCCCATGCTTCTTTAATGGTATTATAAGCATTAGCAGGGGTTGCGTAGCTGTAATAGCCTTCCTCAAAAACTTCTTTGATAATCTTTGCAATCTCTTTATTATCGATCATTTACTATCCCTCTCATAAATAGCCTGTCGTAAATAGACACACAAATCTAGAGCTTCTTCATAAGCATCCTTCAATGCGTCCCTCCCGTTATTTGCTTGTAATGGCTTCCCGTATTTCTCTACACCGAAAGCATTACGCCTAAGCATGTCTCTCTTCACCAATTGCCACATAGGAGGGCTTTCGCTCTCCTGTGGCTCTGGTTGTCCCCAATCAGCTAAGGACATATCCCTCTTCCATCATCCGTTGTTTAAACATAGCTTCAACGGAAGCACGGTCATCATCAGGAATACAATTAAAATAACCAAGTACCAAACCAGCCCCACGAGGGCTAATTCGTTTCGTAGCTTTCTTGGTGTGATCGATGGCCAGATTAGCCAACACCACGGCACGATTGCGATTACGAAGAGCAATATCTTGTACATCATTGAACAGTGCGAAGCCTTTGTAATTATCCATTTTTTCTTTCTTTAGCTATTTGCTTTTCAGCGTTGGACTTGATTTTGTGACAGGCCAAGCACAGAGCCTGAAGATTATCTGCCTCACAGAACATGTTTTCTACTACACTATCCCATGAGATAAACCCTATATTTGGATCGATGATAGCTCTGATGTGGTCAATCTGAATTTCCTTTGCTGGAAAGTCTTGTTGACACCCTGCACACTTATAGTGCTTTGCTAATCTACCTGTTTTAATATTTATTTTCTGACCAACACATGCTTTATTTAGAGTTGTATATTTTGGTTCCCATCTTCGAGACCCTGATCTCAAAATACTTTTAATGAACGAGTTAAATCTAGAACTCGTCCATTTACCGTCGTTATACACCTCTCGCATAAAACCCATGAAGCACTTTCTGTACTTCTTTAGCTTGGTGAATTGCATCTTCCAGTTTGTCAAAATATCCGTAGTGACGTGTTTCTCCGTTCACTTTAACCTTGACACGGTATCTGTTCAGTTTTGGAATCCAATACACATTTTTCATATTCTCTTCTCTATTCAGATTAGAGCGTTTATTGAACATGTTCTGTTGGCATGTTACCTCTCTAAGATTACACCACCGATTATCGGTCCTGGTTCCGTTGACATGATCGCACTGTCCTTTGGGTAACTTGTCATTCATAAAAATAAATGCCAGCCTATGTAGCAAGTATGGTTTACTTTTAATGGTTGCAGTTAAATACCCTTGTGCTGTTTTAGTTCCCAAAATCCTACCGTCTCTGGTAAAGATTCCGGTATCTGGATCATATTCAACAATTTTCTTCAGTTCTTCTTGATTCATATAAAATAATTAAAAGTGGCCAACAAATACTTATACCTATTATTGGCCACTTTCTCTACATTTTAACTACGTGTCAATTGGCCCATCTCTCAGACTGTTTAACTCCGATGACGAATCCAGCATCCCATGATTCTGCTTCATTGGTGTTGTGGTAGAAGGGATTGTCTGACCAATCACATTCTCCGTCTCTTCCCGCCCAATAGCCTGCTTCATAGGCGGGAATGGAAATTCCCATAAGACCGGTTGCCCGTTCGATTGAAGCTCTCTGGTCATCCACAATAGTCTCCCTTGTTCGAGGAGTTCTTCACTTGCTCTTTCCCCGAATACCACCTGATAAGCCGCATAGACTCGTGAGAACAATTCTTCCTCTGTCTCCGCACCTTCAAGTATTTCGTAGGCTTTGACTGGGCCATAATTTGGTAGTCCAGGTATTGAATCCACCGAATCGCCTGTGATACATTGTGAGTAGAAAAAGTAAGTACCTGTCCCTTTGAGCTTGCGAGAAGGTTGAAGCTCCAGCCTTCCAATTCCTTCAACAAATTCGGGGCCAAAGCTGGGCTGATTACCCAACTCCCATCCGTAGTGCCATCCGGAGACCTGCCGTAAATCTTTATCTCGTGTACAGATGATTGTCGCTTTGCCTTCAGCCAAGCTCCTCGTTTGCTCAATGGCCATGAGGTCATCAGCCTCCAGCCCTTCGGTGATCCGATAGTCATATTTCCCCTTCATGTACGCAAGGATGTTCTGAAAGTGCCAAGGCTTATTACCAGCCCGGTCTTTATATTTCTGACGCTTAGCAATGTCATTCCTAAAGTTAGTCTTACCAGTTAGGAATAAGGTTGGAGGCTGTGTAGCTTCTACTGCTAAACAGATGGATTCTATACGTCCGTCTAGGATATCTGCCACTTTATCGAAGGGAGGAATTCCTTCCTGCCCTTCGTATTTCCATGCAGCTTCTGCTGCAAAGGAAGACTCATATGCTAATACGTCAGCATCAATAAGAGGTTGCATTAGTAAGGATTGTCATCATCGTCTTCAGCCTTCTGAGCCTCCTCCTGTTTAGCGGGCTTGTCCTGTTTCTCAGGTTGACCAGCTAGAGCCTTCTGGAGAGGAGAACCTTGGAAGTTCAGATTGTTCTTAATCTTCTCCTGAATCCATTCAGGCAGGGAGTTGAACACTTCCATATCAGGATTCTCCAGATCAAACACCTTTGTAGGGTTTTTCAGTTCTGGACAATTAGCAGCATCTTTTGGACGCATAGGAGACAGGCTAGCAACATTGTCATACACCTTGCCTTCCTTCCCTGGGTTGTTGATGATGGTCAGATTGATGGGACTACCAACCGCACGAGTGAAGTCACCGTCATAATCTTGATTAGGATCGAATGCCAGATATCGCTGAGTGCTCTTGGCCTTGTCTGCATGAAGACCGAAGAACGGAAGAGACTCAGATACCCAACGTGGTTTGTCTTCAATGTCAGCCCCTTTCTCATCCTTCATGTATTCATCCACCATTTCATACGTCAGCATAATCTCTTGACAGGGAGGTTTGTCCTTACCCATGTATGCTCGTTGTGGTTGTACACCCAAGTCAATCAGTTGTACCAGACGGGCTGGATAGGTGCCGGGTGCAATGTTCTTCTGTGGAGCGAATTGTTTGTTACCGTTGTTGTTTGGTTTCTTTGCGTTCAGACCCATATTTATTCCTTAATCAGATTTTGAATTTTGTTAGCAATAGACTTAGCTCGTTTCACTTCTACGTCCAGAGCCTTATTATCCGTCACCAGTTTATCAATTTGCTCAAGATTACCAGCAATTTTGAATTGATTCTTTTCACTCACTGCTTCGAGGTTTTTCACCAGATCGGTGAATTGTTTGATGATGCCATCAACGGAATCAATACGGTGGATCTTAATCATTTCAGTTTTTCCTTTGTTTGTTTAATGTTTGCTTCGAGTTTAAAGATGCGATCCTTAAGAGCATCAAGCTGCATAAGTAGCTCTGCCTTAACCCATTCAAGAGTTTGAATGTGTTCTTTAAGTTGTTTACGTTCTACATCGTCCATTGTTCTGCCATAGCATCAGCTATGCCTTGGTAAGTACGACTTCTCTCTTTCCATCTATCCTTCGACGGGCCTAAGATGTTCTGGCCTGAATCAGTTTGATTACTCCATCTTTTCTTTCCATTCACAATACGAGGAGGAATGTACTTAGTAGAGACTAGGAGAGGGAGTTTTCTAAGCCAGAGACATGTTTTCTTACTTGCATCGTGACCAAAGTTGTATGGTTGGATGATTTGATCCGGACCTCTAATACGTGTACTAATGCAGCTTACGGGGTTTTCAACACAGATGTGTTCAATAGGAGCGTTCATTAGACGCCTAACAAATTCCAAACCTTCTTCCGTCTTAGCTGCTCTCTCAGGAACACGAGTGTTCCAATGAAGTCCTGATACGCTTAGATATGTACACGGTGGATGAGCAATAAGCAAATCCCACCCATCGTGGATAATGTCGAATACATCACCCTTGTAATGCTGTCCAGGAATCTCGGTATCCAGTAAATCACAGCTCCACGCATCGTGTCCTTTCTTTCTAAATGCTTCCCTTACGGTAGCAGAATATTCACACGCTACTAATACTCTTATGTTCCCTCCGATATTTAATGGATGTCGTACCAGTTAGAGCCAATCTTCCCTTGACCCAAGTGAGGGCATGAAATCTTATAGAACTCTCCTGCCCATTTAATTGCCGCTTCAGAAAGTGTCTTAACCTCCTCCGCAATTTCTTCTTTAACCTCAGCCGTGAACTCGTCGTGATACCAGCATACAACCCCATAATCAACTCCCCATGTATAACGCTTAGCCATATCCTTACAAAACTTATTGTAAGCAGCCTGCATCATAATTGCTTCATCAGATTGTAGGAGATACACTAGCACTTGATGTTCGGATGGTACGAGGATTGGTCTACCGTCAAGTCCTGTAATGTATCCGTCGTAGTATTCCATTCGATTAAACTTAGCGTTGAATCGCTTTTTGGCTGTTGCTCTCCATTCGTTTTGGAGGGATTCCATGAGCTTGCCGAGAGCAGGGAGTCCTTCGAGGAATTGAGTTTTAAGAATACGACCGTGTGCAGCAGTTCCCTTGACGATTTTGCCAACCTTTGCATCTCCTGCACCGAACAGGAATCCGTAAAAGAAGGTTTTTGCAGAGTCTCTATCAGGGAGTCCAGCTGCTCGCATATTGACGCTATGGATGTCTGTTCCATCTTCTTTCTTTCCGTTAAGGACGTTGTCTGTATATACGGGATCATTCATCCGTCCACACAACATACGAATCTGACATGCATCTGAGTCAGTACCTACAAGTACAAATCCCTCCTTAGCAATAAACATCTTACGCATCTGTTTCCCATAGAAGCTTTTGGCTCCTGGGATGTTTACGATGTTCCTATGTGTTGCTCTTCCTGTAACAGCAAGGCTTGCAACAGCAGATGGAATTCTACCGTCTTCACGTATAAGCTGGATAAGTCCTTCAACGATGGATCGTCTTTGTCTACATTGGACACGCTTAGCAACAAGCTTTCCAATCTTACCGTTAATTCCTTCAAACGGATCATCTTTAGACATCTTAGGACTTGTTCGTTCTCCTTCATCATTGTAATTCCATTCAAGAGGTTCCCATCCTTCAGCTAATAGATAGTCCTTAGTTTCGAGATTGCTATTTAAATCTACTGGACGAAATAGAATGCGAGTAAAAGGCCCAGCAACGGGCCGAACGTCCATATCAAGATTGCAATCACTAATCCATTTATTACAGGCTTCGGAGTATCTTCCACTTTTGAGGAAGGGTTTTCTGACGAATAGATATTCCCCATCTTTCTTATTCTCTTGTACCTCCATAATTAATGGAAGAGCAGGAGCTAGGGCTTTATCGATTCGCTCGATCCATTTAGTAAGCTGACTAACACATTTCTCCATGTAAGGCTTATCAACTAGCCATCCATAGTCTTCCTGTGCTGCCAGGTTTTCAAACAATTTAAAGGACAGCATAGTGGCAGGTTTCCAATATCCACCACGCATCTCTTTAAGAAGCTCTTGGTAAACCAAATCAAGGATTTCTACATCTTCTACACAGCGATGTAGCATTTCTTCAGAGAAGTTTTCCCAGTCATTATGTTCAGGCTTCCCTCGTCCAACACGATAACCCCAAGCCTCAATAGAGTGAGGAGCTTTCTTATTCGGACAAATGTACGGAGCTTGACGCTTAGGATTGAATAGGCGACTCATAACGAGCGTATCTACTTTCTTGCCCTTATATTCATATCCATACAAGCGTTTAAGCAAAGGCCAGTCATAACCAAATCCATTATGTACAATCATTACATCGATTGTGTCCATGTAATGTAGCATTTCTTGAATTTGATGAGGACGGAAAGAAACAACTTCCTTAGTGTTTACATCCTTGAATACGCCACAGTGAATCTTTGTAGCTTGTCGTAGGAATCCATTCGCTTCGACGTCAGCTACACATATTTTCAATTCATATACCTCTCCTTAATTTCCTCTCTAAATCGTCTAATGGTTTGATGACAATTAGAATAGGTATAATTAGTAATCCTACTTACATCTACAGCAGTGTAGTTGTTTTTCATGTAGAGGAACAAAATCTCTTGTTGTGCAGGAGTCTTAGCTTTGATAAGTTGGTAGACCTCCTTCAACATTCGATCGCTATAATGAGGACAAGGGATGCCCTCTTCTTCTATGTCATCCAAGCTGACATAATGGCCTTTAGAGGCGTTCTTATGTTCCTTAAGGGAGTTGTTCAGGATTGTGCTAAACCACGCTCCAAAGCCCTCTCCGTTGAAGCTAGAGGCATATTTAAGGGCACGCTCATATGCATCATGGAGAACGTCCTCAGCATCCCATTCCGTACCTGCTCGGAATGTCAAACGCTTAAGAAGCCTTAGACGATTCTCCTTATAATGTTGTTCTAGATCAGACGACACGCTGCTTCACCGCCTCATATGGGCCATTGGCAATGATTTTCATCTTATCAGCAGCTCCTGCTCGGACATACTTGGTGTTAAGAATCCTAACAGGTTCATTATCCCAAACCCTAATAGAACCATCCTTGTCCTGGGTAATCCATTCAGCCCAATCAGGAACAACAAACACTTCCTCTTGGAACATCATGTGCTTCGGCATTTGAAAAACAGGAGGAGGTTTAATACCTAGCTCCCTAAAAGCAAACTTAGGAATATGAGCATCCGCTACAGCAAAGCCAAATGGATTCTCTTGAATCTGAATTTCACCTTCATTAATAGGCATATGTGTCCTTATTTGATTTCATTAAACAAACCTGTAGCATCATCCCAATACAACTTAAACCTACCCACCTCACCGTATTCCCTGTCCTCCAGCAATACCAGAGTACGCATGTTTCTTTCGATGGGGTCTAAGTTGGGGTCTCGGTTTCCTTCCAAGCCCAGCATGAGATTACAGGAACGAGCCATAGCGCGGGAACCAGCAAACTGGCTACTGAGAACTTCACCACCCCGTTCATGAGGGGGGCCAGCATCAGGATTGCGCAAGTGGCAAAAGATGAAAATAACCACGTTAAGATCAAGAGCCATAGCACTAAGCTCTTGGGCAATTTCTTGTAGTTTGACATTAGCAGAAGCGGCATCCATGCCGTTAGTGAGATTGGTAATTGGATCAATCATAATCACCTTACATCCGTCAGTTGCTGCCTCACGGATATCAGCTTTAAGAGAGTCCCATCCTACGTGCTGGTAGAGATTGAGCATGAAGAGTTTGTCCTTCATAATCTCCCCTGCTTCCTCATAAGCTTCCTCATCAAAGGGCTTATTAGGATCATGGAAGAATTTCCCCATAAGCTTACCAGCTACAAGCTTATAAGTTTTCTTGTTGCTCTCTTCAGGCTTAGCAAGGAACACCTTCAAGCCATGTTCCTTCATACAATAGGCTGCAAGTGTATTTACAATCTCACTCTTGCCTTGCTTCTGGCCTGCACCCAGGTAGATGGTTTCACCAAACCTCATCCCCCTAGTTTTCTCAGTAAGCCAGTTCCACGGATATGATAGCCCATGTGCTGCTACTTCCTTAGCTGCTTCATGCAGCTCATTACCGGAAACAATCCGGCTATTCTTGGGCTTCTTAGCGTTAAACTGAATGGCGTTATAGCAAGCCTTAGACCTGCCCTCAATGAGACAATCGTTGATGTCTTTGGAGGGCAAAGCAGCTACAATAACGTCAGGAATCACCTTGATTACATCTTCTACAGCTTTCTTACCAGCTTCGTCCATATCGAAAGCTAGGACAATCTCTTTAAAATGCTGCCGGATTTCCCTTAGTTTCTTGGTAAGAATAGAGACAGCACTACTAGCGCCATTAGAAAGAGACACCACCGCCGGGTTATAATCAGCATACTGCGTACCCTTCGTTTGATCCTTACAAATCTGATAATACGCAACTGCATCTAGCTCACCTTCAGTAATGATTAGTCGCTTGGCTCCTGTTGCGACAGCTTGTTCCCATCCAAAGAGGTCTACGTCCTTAAAGCTACCAACAATCCACATCCGTTTGCCTTCGATGATGCGAACTTTGTAGGCAACTTGTTCACCCTCTCGATAATACGGATAATAGTGCGAGTTGGGAGTAGTCCCGTCCTCTTCGGACAATCCAATCTTGATACCAAAGTAATCAAGAGACTGTTTACGGAGTTTCCTGTCTGGTAAATCCACAGTGTCGAATTCGGAGATTTCCTCAATTTCAGCATCAATCTGCTCCTGAGTTTTCTTAATTACAACAGGCTTATAACCTGGGGGCTTGTCCTTGTACGGATCAGGAATATATTTACCCGTTGCAAAGTCAAATCCGTCATAGCTTCCGTCTTCCTGTTGGAAGATTTGGATGCTACCAATTTTCTCAATACATTTACTTTTAGCCATCCTTCTCCTGATATCGTGTTTTCATTCCTTCATATTGTTCTTTGGTGAGAGTTGGTCGAAGAAGAGCAGCTTTGTTCTTGTTGTCATTACCTACTTGTTGCCAGATATAGTCTACAACAACCTTCCAAGAATCGTAATCAATACCTGAAAGATTACCAATAGCAACAAGAGCTTGGTCATGTGTAATCATACAACCTCCTCATACACTCGGAATTCTTCCCCAACAAACATATTCTGCCAGTCAATCAGGGCATTAATTGCTTGATACTTCTTTGGATAGATTTTACCAAATCGTTGCCATCCCTTCCCTGATTTATATCGCTGAACACACCAGCCCACAGAATTGACAGTACGAGAAACACTAGGAGCTTGTTTCTCATTTTCCAATTTCGCTGTCCACACGGATATAACGCTCGATAATTGCTTCAGTAACTTCATTACAATCTCCCAAACTGTCAATAAGAAGCTGGGCATCTTGCAGCCCAGCAGCATAAGCTCTACGTTCTATGTCACGGATTGTTCTCCAGAGGCTTGTTGGCTTCCAAACCTCTAAACTGTTCAACGTATTTAGCCAGCGTGGTACCTTCGAGCCCACAGGCTGTATTAACTTCGAGGACATAAGCTTCTCCACGCTTGTTAGTGATGATGTCTACAGCTCCGAAATCAAGCCCCAATGCATCAATAGCCATGATAGCTTGCTTCTTCACTTCCTCACTTGCTTGTACATCCTGATGGGCATAGATGAAACCACCCTTCAAGTTACGTACCTGCCAGTTCACTTCTTCATCAGGAACATCCTTCTTACGAGCTTTACGCTGTTCAAAGAACACCTTCCCTTTGAATACGTGAATACGCCATTCCTGGTCTTTCTTGATGTACTTGGTGTAGAGAGGGGCAAATGGAATAACATCTGGATCATTGTGCTTAACAATCTCCAGCCCTTCTGCACTGTGACCATTAAGCTTATGTCGGACAACTACATCAAAATCCCCAGCAAGCCACTTTATAGCCTCTTCACGGTCTTCTGTCCAGCCCGGTAGGGCTACCTTTCCCTCCATTAATTTAAACGCTTGTAGTTTGTTTACAGCGTTCCTAACGGCATCGGGTGGATTGAGACAGCCCCCACATTCAATATGACGAGCAATAGGCTTGCTATTGCCCCAATTAATAAGAGGGCCTTTAAAGCGGAGAGGCTTTCCTTCATGTTTAACCAGCTTGATGTTGAGGGCAGCAGCCAGTGCTTTCGCACTAGCCGAGCCATTGTTGTAGGAATAAATCTTCATGTTAGAACTCCACTGGTTGAGCAACAGGACGACGAGGACGGGCTGGACGTACAGCAGGAGCTTGTTCTGGCTCTGGTTGTGCTGGTGCAGGTTGTTTAGCTGCTTGCCAAGCTTCTACAAAGGCAATGTCCTTCTTGTTTGCAATGGTTGCATCAACCCAGTTACCTTGATACTTGACAAAGAGGCGAGCTCCACGAATCTCGAAGTCTGACATGTTATCCCCGATAACTCCGTTCCACATATGGCTTACCATGAATTCCTTGTGTTGATCTACAAGATGTTCTGGAATATTGTCAGCCCTCTTTTGTTTAGCCTCCAAGGCCACTTCTTCCTTGTACACTTGTTCCTTATACATATAAGGAAGCTCAAGAGTCAGAGAGAAGCTACGCTGAATCTCCTTAGCCATACGAGGATATTCAAAATACACAGCGTATTCACCCAAGACAGTGCGGAGGAAGTCACGAGGAGCACCATTGCTAAACTCCCGATTGATATCCAGAGGAACTTTCTTCTCTTCCGCATATTTTTTAATAGCCATCAAGCTATTAGCCCAGATGTGGAGCGTTTCAGCATCCATACAGCCACGCATAGAACGGAATTCAATGCTGCCATATTTCTTCAGGCTAGCCAGGTTGATGCCAGCATAACGAAGGTCATTCTCATTCACAGCCATGATGTAGGCCAAGCCCTTAGCAAACATCTTGCTGTAATAGCCGATGATGCCTTCTGCATCGGCAATACGCAGACAGAAGCGATTGCCCTTACGTTCCCGTCCACAGAAGTTCACCATTGGTTCTTCCAGCAGTAGGTAGGTGTACACAAAATTCATCACCTGAGCTTCAGTGAGGTCTTGTACGTTGATGTGTATATGAACAGAGGTACGGAAGGAGAAGTCAAGCGTTGCTTCCTTCAGTTCAGTACGCAGGAAGTCAACCTTCTCTTGCACTTCCTTAGCCATAATAGGCTTGGCCAGTACATATTCAGCACGGGAATCAGGGAAATGGCCCCGCAGGGAACCATCATCCTCCGTCTTCCAACCACCGAAATCGACAGGCACCATGTTCTTGCCTTCACATTCGATTTCAATACCTACTTCACCCTTGATTGGGGCGTCTTTCTTAAGCAGTTGGAATACTTTTTTCATGATTGTTGTCCAGAAGAGTGATGAGATATTCACGGCCTTTGGTAAAGGCAATGTCGTAAACGGTTTTAGGCTTAGCCACTTTGCCTACACAAGACAGCTTGTAATAGACATAGCCGCGATGGTCAACAGCGAATTGACGGTCGAAGGCAACAATCTTATCACCAGCCTTGCAGCGTTCCACAGCATCAACAATGGATGGATAGCGATTGTAGATTGTGTCAGCTACATGTGGGCTAGTGAGGTTGTACATTGGATCAACATTCACGTTAGCTGCAATGCCACGATAGTCATCAGGCGATTCAAATTGCATATTGTCATTACCACATGCACCAGCCTTATAGCGACGTACCGGGAGGCGTGACAGATAATAGACAACACCACCAATGTTCACAAAGCCAAAGCAACGACTTGGAGCCTTCAGATCAGTGTGAGACGTAACAGTGATGTCCTTGTTACGCTGGTCAGACAAATCGAATACGCCATAACGCAGATGGTCATAGATTCGGTTGACAAGATATGGCTTATTTTTAACAATAACCAGACAATTCTGATACATTGTCTTCAAATCTTCCATGCTTGGTGGCTTAGCCATAGCAAATCTCCAGTTTCTCAGCTTTGATAATCTTCTTGGCTTCTTTAACGTCCGAGGAATTAATGATAGCTTGGATGTCCCCATACTTCTCATACAGAGAATTACCAGCAATCAGTTCCTGAACACCCTTTTGGGCGGAGCGAAATACCCATGCCATCAGTTCCCGGCTATTCAGCCAAGCATTAGACAGGGTACGATATTCCACACCGTAAGGCTTGTAACGACAAGCACCAGCCTTACCATACATTTCACGACGACGTACATCACCGTCATAAATCAGGCTAGGCAAGCCCAGGAAGAAGTCGAGTTGTTTAACTACAGCATTACATTTCTGTACGTGATTGTAGTCATTGCTGCTTTCCCCGTTAGTAAAACCAATGTGAACGTGACCAGATGCAGTACGCATAGGACGCTCACCATCAGGGCGAGGATTGGCTTGGCCATTCCAAGCATTGAAGTCTGGATCGCAACCCAGTTCAAGAGCTTCCTTGGGCTGAGTTTTCAGATATTCAAATGGGAAGTCTGCAACAGGTGTGGCAATCACCTGATAATCTGGTACCATAGCTTTGAGCTGGTCATACACAGATTGAATATTAATGCAGAATTCATCTTCGGTAGCAGCTGGATCGATATTAAATTCCAAAGCCATACCATCCACTTGTACTGCGCCATTCTTCACCTTATATGGGTTTTTCTTATCACCTTTGATGAGGTTGTAGGCAGAACGGAATACACCATTCTGTTTAACAAACACTTCCGGATCAGCACCAACGAGAATCAGCTGAGACATTTTAAAGCTCCTTAATTAGAAAAAGTAACCATCGAAGTTACATCACGTTCTTTTGCACAATGAGGGCAGAAACAGCCCCCGGTAGTTGTAGTGCGGTTGTAAACCTTTTCATCCAGTGGGTCAGAACACCAGTCACAGGTTTGACCCTTCATGATTTTTGGAGGGGTTTTCTCCAGCAACACAGGGAGAATCTTCACAGTGGTTGCCCTCACTGTGTAATAGCCCTTAGAAGGCGTCAGATCGTGCTGTGCATAGCCTTGAATGTCTGCTTGACACTCACCCCCTACGAAGTCCCAAATCTCGTCATCCTTACGTGGATAAACACGAATCTCGTCATAAGGCATGTTCTTGTCAAACATCAACAAGTATTCTTCTCCCCGCTTGTCGTTGCGTCCTTCCATGATCTCGAACACCACGTTCTTCGCTTGCAGATATTTGTTGTTGCAACTTGCCACGAAGCTTTGACTTTCTTCTACCAGCTTTTTTGTTACGCTGAGCGTTTTGTCCTCCTGAGGCTTGGTATGGGAGTTGTTAGGCAGTTGATGGACATTCCCCCTATAGCCATGGCCTTGAGTAAAATTTTGGTAAGCATCCTTATACGTACCAGCCATTGGCACCATAGTGGGCTTACCAAGCTTACCACCATCCTGAATAGGTACACGTACATGTACATCTTCATCAATTTCTACTGGCGTATCCGTCTGAATACCGTGACGTGATAGCGCTACCCGCAACATCCAAGGTTCAGAAGCCCAGAAGATTACATTGAAATCAGGATTGCCATCCTTATCCGCAGTTACACAAGTCCACAGAGGACGTTCCTTATTACGCAGGATGTTAAGCTCATGCTCAACCTTATCCCACCATACCAAGGCCCATGCACCATCAACCTTATTCATGGCGTCACGAAGCCCACTCTTCTCAATGTGGTGGTACAGATTATCACTGTCCACCTTATAATCCTTAGCATCATCCAGGACATGCTTGTTCTTCAGCGTACCATTGTGTACACCAACAAGGGTAGGATGATCAAATGGATGAGCATTATTACGTGTTACAGCACCACTCGTGGCAGCACGATTGTGACCAATGATGACACGTTGAGAACCTTGCATAGCATTCTCATAGCTCTTATGGTCAAACAATTGAAAGGGATCGCCAACACTCTTGGCTAGCTTAACTTCACAATCCTTCCATTTACCTACACACACAATCCCGGTGCTGTCCTCACCACGGAGGGAATCAAGAACTAACAGCGTCTTCATTGCACGTTCATGCACTGGGAGAATATTACCTGCCATACCAACGATGCCACACATATGATGCTCCTTATTTATTCAGTTGTTTAAAATGTTTAACAATAGCCTTCTTACTTTCCTCAGTAAGAATAGGGCCGCTATTAGCCTCTAGAACGACGTATACGCCCTTTTTATTCTCAAGCACATCAAACCCCACATAATCAATTCCAAGGGCTTGTGCGGCCTGTATACAGCTCCTATCCACATCCCTGAAGCCAATCAAGGTCATCAATGTGAAATTCCAATTACCGTTAGGCTGAATGTCCTTACGATAACGACCAACAACCTTACCCATGAATACAACGATGCGGTATTCAGCTACGTGCTCAAAATATTCGGTAAATAATTTACCTCGTGGCTTGCCACCATCCCATTGATACCAATAGGACATACCCTCATTACCCCGTCCTTCAACGGTAGAACGACATACAACACGTTCCCATTTACTAGCTACCTTTGAATCAGTAGTGAATGTTGGAACAGGAACACCAGCATGACTAAGCTTTTCAAATGTACGATGCTTATCAATACAACGAAGAACAGCACCACCTGTATTAATCTGCTTACGGAGGGAAGCATTCTCTTCCGTACCATAATTGAAATACCAATCAGCCCTTGGTGCATAGTCTTTGTACGGATTAGCTGCTGTGGCTCCTAAAGCCCTAGCTAATTCCCTAGCACTCTCACTACATGCATCGGGATAGAGAACACAGATTTTCATACCTTACTCCCGAATAGCTCTAATGAAAGCCCAAATTAATACCCAAATCCCTACAATAATCGTAGCAAAAGCTACGACAGATAGTGCTTCACAAATAGTTTGAAACATGACATTCTCCAATTAATGGCCTCACCTACTGGAATCGAACCAGTGACCACAAGCTTAGAAGGCTCGTGCTCTATCCAACTGAGCTAAGGTGAGAATGTTTCTTAACGAGGTTTAAAAGCCTTGATGTTATCGGGATGGAACTTACGTTTCTTAGGAGGCTTAGTGTAGATGTACATACGGCACAGATACTTACCGTGAATACTTCCACCCTCTACCACCTTAAACTTACGAGGATATTTCTTAGCGTAAGCTTTCCAAGCGTTCCATCCCTTGTCATTTTCAGTGACGGAGAAGACAATAACATCATTGTCATCATTATCCGTAGCCACCTGAATGTATTCCGTGATAGCTTTCTCCGTCTTAATGTTGTCGTTTACAGACCAACGATGAGCAAAGCAAGGGAGATGGTCATCCGATTGACGGAGGTAGTAAGTGCTGTGGAAGCCATACTTAATAGCAAACTCATGTTCAGTCATATTACACCCCCAGATATGCAGACAGCAGATGTTGGAAATAACGCTTCATACCTTCGTATTCAGCACCATTGAATTCAGGATGGGGCTGGAAGCACAGAGCATTGGTATGGTTGTAATAGACTACCTCATAGTCTTGGTCAGACACATCCCGCTTGAATACCTGGCCGTCATACCATTCACGGAAGCCACCCTCAGAAGCTACAGCAATAACCTCAGCTTGCTCAGATGGCATCATCATCTGGTGATGTGTACTAGAGACATACACAGTTTCACCTGTGTACAGGTCAGTGATGGAATGGGAACGGGTGTGATTGCCTACATGCTGATACATACGACCACCAGACATTACATTGAGGAACTGACCACCACGGCAGATACCCACCATAGGGACATTCAGTTCAAGAAGAGTGTTAAACCACATTGCCTCTTCCTCATCACGGTGAGAATCAATGCCAGTAAATTGATGTTGCTTGTCACCATACAGGGCCGGTGTAACATCGGCACCACCAGTGAACACAGCCAAGTTGGCTTTCCCCGCATTATGTGTCACTTCAAAGCCCAGTTCCTTAAACAACTGGATGTAAGCACCACTGCCATTAATAATCAATACCTTCTTCATGTGTTTCTCCTTATTCGTTGATGAGTTGTTCGAGGGTGTCAGCCAGTTTCTTTACGTTGTCTTCGGTGATGGTGACAGCCTGATTCCATCCTACACCTACCACCTTAGCTTCAGATGCACGGATGAGGAAGTCTCGCATACATTCCCCCTTAACTGCATTACCATGGTAATTCTTGGTAATGCAATCGCTAACCCAATAGCCATACGCACCGCCCCCTACATTGAATGGCTTCTTAGTTTTAAGTTCAGGACGATGGTATCCCTGCTTAAAGAACTTAATAATTTCAGCCATGTTCTGAACACCAGCCATATTGCTATGACCATCAGACATACCAGATACGCTCCACTTACCAGCATTGTAGTTCAGCATGAATGCCAGCAGATAGGCAGTGTGACCTGAATAGCCTTCATCCAGGAAATGAGTGAATGGAATCAGACGCTCATTATGCTCATAGCCATCCCGCATAGCTGTAGCAGAGCAGATGATTTCATCTACGCTCTTGGAGCAATCCATTTCCAAACCCTTCTTAGCTTCATCTGCTGTCTTAGTGATGAAGGCAGAACGGAATGGGGATTGTTCTACAACATATTCCAGCCAGCGATTATAAGCCTCATGGGAGCGTTCTGGGAGGCGTGCATATGGTTTAGCCATACCAATCACCAAACGCTCTACAGGGCCCCCTGTACGGCCCAGAGAGGCATAACAAGGGGCAGAGAAGTCTTCAATATATTCATCAGCCCCTTTCTTGAGGTAGATGTACTGGCAAAGGGAACCAGTAGGAGCTTTAGCAATCTCATCGAATATGTTAGGCAACACTTTCTTTGGAGGAGGGACAGGCTTGGCATTCGTGATAGCACTGCCCTCGTCTGCATACACCAAGCATTTAATTGGGAATGCGATGGTGTCTTGACCGGCATGAGCAGCCATACCAGAGACATAGGCATATCGCCCGTCTTTATGTGCTGTGGTGTAGTCGTATTTAATCTCAAACACCTTACCAATGCACGAGTCTTTCACCTTATGACGCTGGTGATATTTATCAGCAAACACTTCTGGAATGCTTACAATAACAACCTTCTCACCCGCCTTAACGTTCTCACCAACAGGACGAGGAGCTTTTGCCGCAGGTACAAAGCCCCCTACAATCAGGGAACCATCCTCAAACACGAATGCATCGAGGGGATAGGAATAATAATTATAGCCAACCTTATCAACCCTAATCTTTGTTCCCTTATAGCCACCGTAATCAGCAGGTTCAGCCGACATGACAGTAACTACTTGGTTAAGAGACAGCAGCTTATCAGTATAACCCCAAGGATTACCTTTCCTGTCTCCACCATGTGGGCCAGTAGCACGATATACATTAGCCACTTTAATCTTATCCCCAATCTTCACCCTACGAGCAGGAATGTTAGGAACGGGGGCAGGAACAGCTTGCTGTACAACCTCAAACCGTACCTTCTTAAACAGCTTACCTGGGTGTTCGACGAGGAGATACGTAGTAGCATGTTCCTTCGCAACAGTGACAATGTCACCAAGGCGAAGACGAGCAGGACGATAGGCTTCGATTACACGGAGCTTAATAACGCCTTCGGCAGGAACAATAGCTGGACGCACAAGAGAAAACCGTTCAGGGATGTAATCTGCAAAGTCATTACCGTTATCCACTTGGAAGCGACCATTAGGGCTAACTTTCAGAACGGTATAGTCACGACCCGGATGAACAGCACCATAATTATGTGCAAATTCACGCTTAAGAGCTACAACATCACCAATTTTAAACATTTTTTACTCCTATTTGTAGAGAAACGGTTAAAAAACCGATACTAGCTTACGTAAGCGTTAGCGGGCGCAGCACGTAAGGATGAATGTAAGTAGTTAGTTATATTAATCCTTAAGAGCAGCGAAGCTGCCTTAAGAAATACTCTCAACTAATAACTCTCCTGTAGTCAGGTAGATTGGATGGATAGATAATGTATGAGTTATCGTAATCCACAGCATGAATGAATACGGTTTTCCTCTTGCGTAAAGCTCTCAGAAAGCTTCTAGCAGTGGAGAATATTTCATTAAACTTATATCCGTCCTCATGCTCAAACACAGCGTCAATGGCCATACAACTGTATGGTACTCAGTCTAGACCAGTAATCACCGCCTTGTGGCGTGAAATCCCAGGTGAATGCCTCAATTAGCTCATGTTCGTCTTCATTGAAGCTATCTTCCCTATAATTAGCTTTAGCTGTTCCAAGCTCAAGCAATAGCTGGTCTTTCGTGATAGCGTTCATCACATCTTCGTTCTCACACAGCGTTTTAAAGAGGACGCTCTCCTCAATGTCTTTCATCATGTTCCCCTTGACACAGGTTGGACAGTCTCCTATGCTTGAGCTTGTACACCCCGTACACACTCACCAATAGGAGAAATTGAAATGGCTAAGCTCTCGCAAGCTCAGGTTGTAGCAGCTATTGAGGCTGCTGGTATTAAGCTGTTCCGTGAACGCTCAGGCTTCCCTCTGTCGCAAGCTCAGCGCAATCTGGAAGGCCGCACCACCTACGTAGATGAATCGGCTGATGTCAAAGGCGCATATGTCCTCGATGAGGGCTTGCTCTACGGGATTGTAGTGAAGCACGAAGGGAAATTCCTCCCTGTGTTCTTCGATCTGTTCGGCAACATTGTGGCCACAGTAGACGAAGGCAAGGAAGCTGACACATTCCGGCAAGCCAACACGATGTTCTGGGAAATGAGCGATGAGCTAGACGCCCTCGATCTGACAATCAAAGGCGTCAAGACGAAACAGAACTACTTGCAGGAGGAGATTGACAAGCTTGCCGACTTGGCGAGGACATTAAAATAACAATAGAACAAGGGGCATTTAGCCCCTTTTCTTTTACCTATCGGCTCATTGCATAATGCCTTGGGCCTTTAGTTCATTGTATGTCTTGAAGGACAGATGTGCAGACCAGCCACGTTGTTGATCGGCATTGGGCTTTTGCTTCTCCTGTTTCGTGATAGCGTCAATGCACTTGTCCACCAATACAGCAGATGCAGATGGGAATACTTGAGCGTTGCGGAATGCTTGAGTCATTTGAGTTTGCATGATGTTTCCCTTCGGGTTTAAATGTTGTTGTCTTTCCAGTACATGTGCATCATTGCACTTTGTACTGTCCAGTCTTGCTCAGAGATTACTTTGTCCGCCAACATGGCCGCTAGCTCATTCAGAGCACAATAGTAATCTGTAATTGCCTTGGCCATGTCGCGGTTCATATTAGGCCTCTGCCTTGCCTTCGATTTTACCCATGAGGGCGATGAGCGTATCCATGGACAAGCCAGCTTCCATGAACACTTCCAGCACTGCCAATTCGCTAATGTCATTGTCCTTAGCTTTCTTGAGCGTGCTTTCAAACTGTTTCTTAATGCGTGCCAAGTCGAAGGGCTTAGCTTCCATTTCGACATTACGCTCTGCCCAAGTCCAGATGTTATTCAACGGATCATCCAAGAATTCATTGGACACAGCATTAGCTGCCTCATAGGCTTTCTTGTCCTTACGGGTGAATTCCTGGGTGTCTTCGCTGTATTGGAAGCCAGAGAAATGCTTGAAATACAGCACTGCCACCTTGCGATTGACAGGCGACAGAGCCTTAATCAGACGGTTGATATAAGAAATATCTTCCGTGCTGTGGTGCGCTTCCAGCACAGAGCGTGATAGCGTCAAGAGCTCTGCCTTAACAACCTTTTCAGCAGATGCCAGCTTAGCTACGGATTTCTTGAACAGTGGTTCAAATACAATTTTATCGAAGGCCATGATAATGTGCTCCATTAATGTTAGATCATGCGACATTGCATGTTAATGCCCCAATCAATGAGGCATTGGCCTGAAATGTCAGACAATGGACAGTTTGTAATAAGCATCCCTACCTTTATTACGATAGATATTCATCATGTAATCGTCGCATTCATCTACATTACCAATGAATACAACCCTGCCGTATTGATCTTTCACCATGAATTCCATGTTGTTCTCCTACGCCTGTTGAAGCATTGCAAATACGTCTTGCACTGATTCCAGCACGGTGATTGACTCCTCATTGAAGTCGGTAATTTCCGTATGTTCGCCAGCTTGTGCTACATACGCAATGTCAGACGCATTAACAATGATTGGGCTAGCGTCATCAGCCTTAGTAACGAGAATAAACTTAAGCATGTTTAGCTCCTGATGTGTACAGCGTGAATAAAGCAATGAACACTAACATTAATGCTCATTGGTTTATTCATCCTCCCATAACGTCATTTGTATGCAAGGCAATCGTGATAGCGTGCTGTTCAGCAAGGCTATATGAGAGTCCGTTGTCTTCCAATCAAAGGGAACAGAGATACTAGGCAGGCATCATCACATGCGGCATACGTGTGCTAACGTGAAAGAGGATGAATATAAATTGTTAAAGAACTAGCTATACATTGCCTGTTACGGTCGTGTTCATTAGGCATGTGTATCAATGCGCACTCCATTCCCTTCTGTCGTGTAGCTTACGCAAGGAGAATGAGACATAAGCAATAACCTGGACAACCAGACGTATTGCTAGTCTCACTGCGACACAAGCGCATATTCAGACAGACAATCATGGACACAAGGAGACACTCTCCTAAGTCTATGTATAAGCTAATTTTTAAAGACAGAGCAATACCCTCAGCGCATTGTGGCTGATGCTCGTTAGTACATAACTCGCTACACCTACTAGCTGCCTGTTAAGCGTGATAGCCCTTAACCGTTGCAACTTGCATATACAACTGTAACTACTGGTCACTCTTGCTACTTGCTAGGCTGTAACGTTTAATTTCAAGCAAGCTTGGCTAATGCCTATGTGCTCTACTGTCCCGCTACTCTAAGCTGCATCGTTAGCAGCGCCTTGCAATGTTTCACATCTTGCCAGAATCATTCCGTGGTGTCAAGCATTTTCGTTACTGCTAGTTAAGCTTGAACTGGAACAACCTTGCAACGGGACAAACTATAGCATGGACAAAATTGGAAAGTCAACAATTAATTTGCTCATGGCATTGTTGCAACATAGCATCTTACAAGGATGTATATAGCGTTTGATGTGAGTGTAAGAGTGATACGTAAAGCATATACATTGCCGAAGGCGTGACACGTAGTGTCTATTAATGCTAGACGTGTGCCCTAGCGGTCACACAAGTGTTTGATTACAAAGGATATTCTTGAGGATCAATCCCCAGGTATTGATTATGAGTGTAATGAATGGGAGAGCAAGTAGGTATTTCGCATTTCACCAGACCATGTTACAATAGTATGCCCCTAGTTATTACTCTTGAGAACAAAGCTTGAGGATTTCGCATAACAGATTTTATGTCAAATGGAATAGGGCATGAGCTAGACCCCCTAGCAGGGGTTTTACATTTGTGTACATTGGTGCATTGAGCCTTAAAAATTTCCCCAAGAAATTATGCAAATCTGAAAGACCATTGATTATAAGAGTGAATATATTAATCAGTGGATTTTCAAATATCCTTGAGTATGTCTCTTGAGGATTATTTCTTAGGCTACGCACTAAGACGCCTTCGGCCAGTCAAAGGCACGCATAAGAAGCAAACCAGTAAGCTTGTCTTACGACCTGTGCACCGAAGGTGCGTAACAGCAATAATGTCTCGAAGAGACTATTACAAGGAAATTATGACTAAGATTGTATTGAATGATGTTCAAGGAGGTTTCAATCTTGAAACAATCAATTCTAATTTCAATAAGATTGAAACAGCTTTGAATGAGAAGGTTCTTTATAGAACCAATCCATCAGGTGATCCTAATGTTATGAATCAGACATTAGACCTGAATGGGTATAGTATTATTAATGTAGGGAGTATTACTAGTGGTGGGGTTCCTGCTCCTGCTCCTGTCCTAGCAGAAGATGTAGTGTTTGCTCCTACAGGAACGATTAGTGCTACGAATGTACAGGATGCTATTGTAGAGCTAATGAATGAGGGAAGTGGTAGTGGAGGAGGTGGGGGTACAGCAGCTAGTGTAAGCTACACCCCTACAGCCCCAATCACTGGTACTAACGTACAGACAGCAATGGATCAGATTGCTACGCTTCCTCGTGTCTCTAGCTTTAATTCCCGTACAGGGGCTGTAACGCTTACGAGTGCTGATGTAACAACAGCATTGGGCTTTACGCCTTCGGCTGGTGGTGGAAGCGTTACATTGCTGAATGTAGCTGCTCTCCGTGCTGCTAGCTCTACAGGAGGTACAACAGTTTCCACACGAGGGTATTACACCAATGGAGACGGAGGAGCAGCAGACTACTACCTGGATACAACTGATACGTCCTCAGCAGATGATGGGGGTAGTGTTATTGTAGCTACGGATGGAGGACGCTGGAAGCTGGCTAAGGCTATTACATATAGTGCTAGACAGTTTGGTTCTAAAGGAGATGGCGTAGCCAATGACTATCCAACCCTTCAAGCGTTTGCTACGTTCCTGTGTATCAACGGTAAGAGGGGCTACATTCCTGGTGGTAAGTATAAGATTTCTCAGCGTATTGTCTTTACGAATACATGTGAAATCTTTGGGGATGGCTGGAAGGATGTAAGGGATATGACTGGCCCTACAACTAGGGATTGGTCTCAAGCTCAGATTGTTGGTACAATCATCTATACCGACTTCACCAACACAGACACCAACCATAGCTCTGCTTTCTACTTTGAAGGTAATAGTCCTATTATCCGAGACATGGAGTTTGAAACTCTCCAGCCTCTTCCTGGTCCGGGATGGACAAGCAATAACACTCCGTATGCTCTTGACTTCTTCCGTCCTCCGTTCTATGAACAAGGGGCTAACGGAATTATGGTTGAGAATATTATGCTTCGTAATCACAAGCATGGTATTAATATGGACGGAGCCAGTAGGGGCACCCTACGAGACATTTACGGACAATGCTTCGGTAATGCCATTCAGGTTACTAAGTGCTATGACGTTCTCCGTATGGAAGACATCCACCTCAACTGGCCTTTCTATAGTGGGAATTCGAATGTAACAAGCCAGATGGATTTGAATGGTGTTGGTATTGCTCTGGGACGTGTAGACAATCCAATCCTCCATAACGTATTCATCTTCGGTGGGAATATCGGTATTAAGACATTTGTTGATACTGGTAGTATTGGTGGGCGTACAGAGCGTATGCAAATCACCAATATGGGATTGGACAACATTGCTGTAGGCTTGCGTCTGGAAGACTCTGTGACATTGGATATGTCCAACTTCTATGTCTACTGCCGTAACATTGCTAACTCCCGTGCTGTTCATGGCGTATCCGTATTGGGTGGTGGACAAGTTCCTATCCGTATGAATATGTCTAACGGAGATTTCCAAGGCTCTCAAGCTGAAGCAATGCGGTTTGAAGTGCAAGGGAATGTCCAGCTGTCTAACATCCGTATCCGTGATTACAACCTGTCTGCTGGTTCTTTCCCAGGTATTGCTGTATATGACGGGGTGAAGGCTCAGTATGTTAATCTGGTAGTAGAAACTCTCTCCACTACACCGATTACACAAGCATTTGGTACTGGCACGATTACATCGGGCACTGGCGTTAATGGTGTGTCTAGCTTTAACACTAGAACGGGTACAGTGAATCTGACAAGTGCAGATGTAACAACTGCCCTCGGATATACACCAGCAAGCTCCTCTACGTCCCTGTTTACAGGCACTGTGCGTTCAGCAGGTTCTACTCCTCTCCCAGTATCTGGTAAGGGCTTGGAGATGCTGTATGACACAGGATTGGATGCTGCATTCCTTCAGAGCTACGATAGAACTGGATCGACTTATAAAGACCTGAACCTGGCTGGTTTGAATGTCAATTTCAAGAGTGGTACATCTGGCACTACACAAGCAGCATTTAACACCTCTGGTCAGTTCCTTCTGGGATATGGTTCTAGCGTAGGTAGCTATAAGCTGCAAGTGAATGGTGATGCTATTATCGGAGGAGCATTCCTCGGTACGACAGCAACAGCAGGAGACAGCTCCACTAAGTTTGCTACAACAGCTTTCGTACAGAATGCTATTTCTAGTGGCTCTAGCTCTGGTAACTTCGCAACAACTATCCGTTCTACAGCATCGTCTGCCCCATCTAGTGGAACAGGTATTGAGGTTAATTACGATACCGGTATTAATGCTGGCTTTGTTAATGCTTACGATCGTACCAATAGTGTATATAAGAATCTGAATCTGGGTGGTGAGTCTATCGGATTCAAGATGGGAACAACGGGAGCTAATGCAGCTTTCTTTGATGCCAATGGTTCTCTCATCATCAACTACGGGTCTACACAAGGAACTAATTACAAGCTCCAAGTGAATGGGGATGCTCTGATTAGTGGAGCAGCATTTGCTTCTACACCGTCCACAGCAACTACAGGAACTCGTGTAGCCACTTGTGACTACGTTATTAACAAGCTGTCTGCTGCAAGTGTTACAAGCTTTAACAGCCGTACAGGAGCGATTACGCTGACATCTGGAGACGTTACATCTGCATTGGGGTATAGCCCAGCAGGAACCTCTTCTCCGTCCTTTAATGGCCTTGTAGGTAATTCTGGTACATTCCGTTCCACTTCCACTAGTACGCCTGGTAGCGGTGTTGGTTTGGAGCTCAATTATGATACTGGATTGGCAGCAGGTTTTGCAATTGCTTACAATCGTTCTTCTAGCCAGTATGTTCCTATTAACCTCGGTGGTTCCACTATTACGTTCAAAGCAGGTACGGGTGGTTCTAACGTAGCGTTCTTTGACACTGATGGGAATCTGCTGATTGGATATGGCTCTACTAACGGATCGTCTTATAAGCTCCAAGTTAATAGCCAAATCTATGCAACAAACGCCACTATCGCAACATCGGATAGGCGTGTTAAGAAAGACATTAAGCCTCTTGAGGATGGGCTTGATGTTGTTATGAAGCTCCAACCCGTTACATTCAACTTTAAAGAACATGCTAAGCATGAATTCTCTAAGGACAATCAAGTTGGCTTTATCGCTCAAGACATTGAACAAGTCTTGGACGGTAAGGAATATGTGAAGAGTGTTGTAGCAACAAACGAAGATGGGGATGAAAATCTGAAGGGTATTGCAGATACTAAGCTCATTCCAATCTTGGTAAAAGCCATTCAAGAACTTAAGGCAGAGATTGAAGTCTTGAAAGGAAACAAATGAAAGAGTATATGGATGCAGTGACAAATCCTCAAATTGCTGTTCCCGTAGTGGGGACAGCTTCCTTTCTCTCTTGGTTTGCAGATGTTCTTCCGGTCTTGATTAATGTAGGTTCTTTCATCTACATTATTCTAGTGATTATTCACAAGGCATGGAAGATGTACAAGGAATGGAAAACGAAAGATGAATCCAGCGAATAGGATTTATGTGGGAGTGGTGGGGGCCAGCTTGCTGGCTTCCCTATCCCTTTGGGAAGGAACTAGATATGTTCCCTACCGGGATGTGAATAATGTTGTAACGGTGTGTGAAGGCGTTACAGGAGGCATCCAAGAGAACAAAACCTACACACGTAAGGAATGTGACGAGCTAGTAACTAAGGCAGCCGCCTTCCATGGCAAAGGCATTCTAGATTGTATTAATGTTCCTATCTCTAAGAATGAGTATGAAGCATACACATTGTTTGCTTATAACGTAGGAGTGGCTAACGCTTGTAGTTCAGCCGCTATTAAGGAACTGAATAAGAACAATCACCAGCTAGCCTGTAAGCGTCTATACGTTAATTACAAGGGAGAACCAGCCTGGAGCTATTCAGGTGGGAAATACTACCAAGGGCTACAGAATCGGAGACAATATGAATCTAAGCTCTGTCTATCTTAAGCTAATAGCCCTAGGAGCCATTATAATAGCCCTAGGAGCTCTTCATTATATTGACAAGGGGTATGCCCTACGTGCTCAAGAAAACTCCTTTAAAGCCCGTTTAGAGACTTCTGTGAGGATTGCTGAAGGCAAAGCTAGGGAGATTGAGAAGCAATTAGCTCAAAACACTATTATCAAGGAACAAGAAAAGAATGAGAAGCTCGCTAGTATTAACACTGAGTTGTCTGCTTCTATTAGCAGGCTGTCAAAGCGCCCTTCCCGTCCCACAGACAATTCCCCAGCTTCCCCAGTTAGCCAAGCCTGCACCGGTAGAGAGCTTTACAAAGAAGATGGAGAGTTTCTTATCAGGGAAGCTGCCAGAGCAGAAGCCTTGATTGTTGAAAGAGATTTTTATTATGACCGATACGAACAAGCAAGAATTAGTCTTGCCAAGCAAGGACAAGATGGTGGACGACATGGGGAGGTTCATCACCCAGTCCCTGTTCCTTGAAATCAATTACACAGATCATTCTGCTTATACGCTGAAGGACGATCATTATGTATATAACGGAAAACTATATCCTTCTATCAAACGGCTCTATCTCGAAATGGAAGACCCGACAGAATACGAGTTTGCCACAACATACTTTTGTGGATGGAGGCATTGGCAGCGATTGTTGGATAACAAAGGAATCAGGAAGTACATTGATGAATGGCGTGAAGAGCTGGAATATAAACTCCGTGCCAAGGGCATCAAGCGAATCATCGCAGAAGTTAACGGAAGCAATGGAATGCAAGCTTCTAAATGGCTGGCTGACAGAGGCTGGAGCACCAGAGGTGCTGGACGCCCAAGCAAAGCAGAAATAGAACAAGAAAAGGCTTTCGCAGCTAAGGCTGCTGATGAATTCTCTGCTGATATTTATAGGTTGAAATAATGGATGATAAATGGCTAGCTGATGTAAAGAGAAAACTAGAGAAGATGCCAGAGGAGGCTAGAGAGCTTAGAGAAGCCGCCAAGGAAGACTTGTTCCTCTTTGCTCGTCTGGTCAATCCCGGTTACGTCTATGGGGAAATCCATAAAGAGATTTTCAAATGGATGCAGGAATACAGCTTGTTTGGTCAAGGACTAGCAACCACTACAAACAAGCTTATTATGCTCCCACGAGCCCATTTAAAGAGCCATATGGTGGCTACCTGGGCAGCTTGGATTGTTACCAAGCATCCTGAAGTTACAATCTTGTACGTATCAGCCACTTCTGGCTTGGCGGAGACCCAGCTTTATGCTATTAAGAATATTCTTTCTTCTAGTGTTTATACTCGTTATTATCCTGAGTATGTCCATCCACAAGAAGGTAAGCGAGAACGATGGAGTCAGAATGCCATTTCCATCGACCACGAGAGTCGTAGAGCAGAAGGTATTCGAGACGCCACAATTAGTACAGCAGGTCTGACAACCAATACTACTGGCTGGCACGCTGACATCTTGATTCCAGATGACTTGGTAGTTCCTGAGAATGCTTACACAGAAGATGGACGAGACAGTGTGGCAAAGAAATCCTCTCAGTTTACGTCTATTCTTAATGCTGGCGGATTCACTATGGCTTGTGGTACTCGTTACCATCCTAGTGATATTTATGCTACATGGAAGAATCAGGAATATGACATCTACGACGAGGAAGAGAATGTTGTAGATAGGGTGAAGGTTTGGGAAGTTAAAGAATATGCTGTTGAGCGAGACGGTGTATTCATCTGGCCTAAAACCATGCGAGCAAACGATAAGAAGTTCTTTGGATTTGATAGACAAGTATTGGCTAAGATTCGAGCACAGTATGAAGACCGTGTTCAGTTCTTTGCCCAGTATTATAACGATCCTAATGATCCTGGCTCCAATCGTATTGACCGTAGTAAGTTCCAGTATTACGATAGAAAGTTTTTGAAGCAGATGGGAGGAGATTGGTATTACAAACAATCAAGACTGAACATCTATGCTTCTGTAGACTTTGCATTCTCGCTCAGCAAAAAGAGTGACTCAACCGCTATTGTCGTGATTGGGGTAGATGCAGATGGATACATTTATG